CGCAGTACAGCTCGCGGGCCAACACGACGGCCCACGGGCCAAAGCCTTCGGCCGGGTTGGCGATCGCGTCGCCCCTCAAGAACGTGGCGATCTCGGCGAATCGCGCGTCCGTCATGGCGGGCAGGTCTCGTGTCCCAAGTTGGTCTCGTCGATCCTCGCGAGCCTGGCGTACTCGGCTTCCTCACGGCGCGCCCGCTCTTCAGCCGCCTGGGCGACCTGCTTGCGCTCTTGCTCACGGGCGGCCCGCGCCTGTTTGGCCGGCATCTTGAGCAGGCCAGCATCCCGCTCTTCCTCGGGGCCAGCGTTCGGGCGAGCGAGCAAACGGTCGGCCTGTCCGCATCGCGCGCACGACTTGCCGTGGCCGCGGTGGCCGCATGGGTGCGTTCTACGTGTTGCCGGCATCCCCGACCCTCTCCTGGCAGCAGCGGCACAACGGTCGCGTCATCGGTTCCGGAATTCCTTCTCGTCGAACACCTCGTCGCGCAGGAACCCGTACAGCTCGGCATCCCGTTCGAGCAGGCCCCACGGATCGTTCACGTATGCGGTCGCGCTCTCGACGAACATGTCGCGTGGTCCCAGCTCGGCGGTCCGGTTGATGAATCGGTTTCGCTCGCTCCCGGTCGTCCCCTCGGGCTGGACATACCGGCCATCTAGCGTCCAGACGGGGCGGTCGCGCCGCCACATCAGGATCGTCTTGAGATCCCTAGCGGCAATTCCGACACCTGTCAAGACTTTTTCGAGCTTGTCGTCCGGAGCCTCGCGCAACCGCTTCTCTAGCGCGACCGTCGGGATCTCATCGACCATCTGACGGCGCATCATCGTGAACGGATCGAACGTCTTGAGCAACGTCTCGATCGTATCGGCCGAAAGGTTGGCGGGCCCGACCTCGTCGCGCGCGTGCATCCTGTCCATCGCGCGCCGGACACCAGCGTCCTCGTCGTACACGCGTGCCGCCCACCCGCGCAACACAGCGGCCGAAATGGTGTTGCCGTCATCCGCGGAGAACTGGCTGACAAGCAACCGGTTATCGGGCGTTGTCCAGGCCGTCACCTGTCCAACGACCGGCTCGGGCAAGTCGGCCGCCGCCTTGAATTCGTCGGTCTGACCGACGTCCCGAACGAACCGCAGCTCGACCGGCTGGAACTGCTGGTAGGGGGTTGCGCGGATGACGTCGAGCGTCTCCTTGATCTCGTCCTCGTGCTCGACCGGAACGTCGTGTAGCTCAATCCCGTAGAAAGTTGCGTAATCTTGAGCCACGTCCTCCATCTCAAGGCGGCTCCGATCGAAGACGGTCTGGCCGGGCGCGAACCGCTCGGGCTCGTCGCGGTACATCTGCTCCATCGATTCGAGCGTGACGTGCGAGATCACTGGTGAAGGCCAGCAGTTATGAACGCCGAATGGATCCCCACCCTCGGCAGCTCTCACGAGGAAGTTGTGGCTTTCTGTACCGATGTCGCAGAAGACTTCGGGCGGCTCGATATCAGGCTCAACAACGGCCTGCACGACCGAAGGATAGCCAACGTCCTGTCGGCCCGGATGTCGTGCTCCCAGAGCCGCAACATCGTCCAGCCAGCTTGCTCGGTCATCGCGGTGATCTCCGCATCCTTGACTTTCGGCAGTCTGCCCGGAAAACAAGTTGGGCAATTGTGCCAGTGACAACCGTCCACTTCGACCGCGACATGAGCAGCATCCACCAGAATGTCGATCTGTGACCTCGCTCGATACCCCACCGCACCTGGAACAGAAGCATGTTTCCTGAACTGGATCCCCAAGGACACCAACGTCCGCTGAACGAGTATTTCTGGGAGGGTATCCTTCAACGGGATCTTGTATTTGCTCCGATCGATCGACTTCCGCTCGCGTAGATCCGGATCGGTCGCGTAGCGCGCACGCAATCCTTCCGACACCTTGCGGCGCCACGTCTTGGAAGCGTGCACGCAACGCAAAGCTGAAATCATCAGCTCCCCGCTGAGCTTCCAACGGTCCGAAAGTTGAGCCGATCTGACGCCCTTCAGCATCGGATCCCGCGCATACCGCCGAAGGATGCCTTCCCGTTGACGTTGAGCCCACTCCTCCTTCGAGAGCTTCGGTTTGACCGGGCGCTTGAACCGTTGCGCCCCATGGACTTTGCACCCATGCGTAGCGAGAGCCCGATGACTTTGGAAGGCCCGTGGGCACAAGCTGCACTGAACCAACAGATCCGAAGCCACCTGACATGCGCGTACTTTGATGCGATGGGTCGCGAGTTGCTGGGGGTTCGGGAACCGCGCCCCACACGCGCCGCACGAGACGCCGACCCGTCCGGACCTCACCGGCGGGCGCCCACTCTTCTTCGGTCCAGACCTCATGGTCGATCGTCAGTGGCACACCGAGCACACGAACGACAGGTACGTTGGCCTTGATGTCGTGTCGTTTGTGGAACCGGGTGACCTGCGTCACTTTACTCCAGCTATTCATCATGTCGAGGACGCGATCACCAACGGAAACGGACTCGATCGGCACCCAGCCACGATCGAAAGTGCAGACCTCAGCTCCAGCTCCTACACACCTGCATTGTGGATGGGTCAGCGTGCTCAACGGGTACCGCCCCCCTTCCGACAAGAGCGTTTCGATCGAGTGCTCGGTGCCATCGAGCGCCAGGCAGATCGTGCAGGTCCGCTGTTCGGCCGTATGGCTGTTGAACTTGACCTTGGTGAACCCCTGCTCGCGATACCCGGTCAACGTCGACAGCCAGTAGGCGTTGGCCGTCTCGGTCCTGGTGATCCGTTGGACCCGCCACAGCATGTTGTCGTAGAGCGACTTGATCTCTTCTTTCAGGACCTTCCGGTCGTCGATCGCCTCCTCCAACTTGCGGCGCTCCTGCCGGATGATCTCGTTGGCCATCGCGGTCGGATTTTTGGCCGCGGCACCCGGCCGGCTCAACGCCTCCAGGATGTCGCGCTTCATCTGCTGGTCCGTGATGCTCTTGACCTTCCCGAGAGCGGTCTGGCGCAGGCGGGCAAGCTGAGCCTGCTCTTCGAGCGTGTCGATCGACTGGGCACGCCGCCTGGGCTCCCGCTTGTCGAACCCGGTCAACCGGTAGCTGTGCTCGCGGGCCCCCACGTACAGCCCATTGAACCCGCTGGCCCACGCGTCCGCATCGACGTTGCCGAGTTGCCGGGCGACCGAGAGGCGCACGTACTCGGCGAACACGTCGTCCGTGATGGGCAAGCCGCGGTCGAGCGACTCCTCGATCGTGCTCCACAGCGACTCGAACGTTCGCCCCCACCCCTCGACCACCAGGTTCTCCAACTGCTTGATGTACCGCTTGGACGTCGGGTCGATGCGGGACTGCCAGAGGGCCCGCTGCCAGTCGGTCCTCGACTCGTAGTTGGTCGGATCGCCGTGGACCGGATCCTGTATGGTGGTGTCGCGGCGGGCGTGCAGATGGTGGTGCGGGTGGCCCGCGTCGCACGCGGCCGCCATGGCGACGCGGCCCTGGTCTACCTCAGCCTCGACCGCCCCGGGGACCGCGTCGAAAGGGATTGGTGGAACCGCCGCCACCCCCTGGAGCGGCTAGATTGCCGGCACCAACCAGCACCGAAAGGCTCGCGCGACCCCCGAGCAGCGACCCGTTCGATCGCCCGTTCGACCGGGCCTTCCGGCCGCTGAACGCTCGGGCGAACGCGTCGCCCGCGTCCTCATCGCTGTCGATCCCGTGCTCCGGGAGCGCGTCGTAGATGTTGCGCGCGACGTCCTCGGACGCCGCCTCCAACACGCCCTCCAGCACCAGGATCTTGCGCAGGCTCCCGACGTCTTCGTCCGGGTAACCCTGCTGCTCCAGGTAGAGCTGGAGGTCGTCCCACGCCTCCTCGTAGTCGTCGCGCTCGACCGCCCCGATGAACCGGGGGGTCGCCGCCTCCGCCCAGAACGCCTCGTCCGACTGGCCCGTCCGGAACAGTTGGACGACCGCATCGATCTCCCCCTTGGTCCAGTTGCCGTCTCGCGGACGCTCGGGCGCCTCGACCGCTTCCTCGGGGGGCGGTTGGGCGGGCATGGGACGCCTGATGATCGCGTCGGGGGCGGCCTGCTGGACCTGCTGGGTCGGTTGAGCGGGCGGGAGGGCGGGGGTCTGGGGCGTGGTGCCGGGCCTTGGGGGCGGCTGGAGGGCGGGCGGACCACCCGGCTGCCCTCGACCCGGAGCCTGCTGGCCGGGCTGCTGCTGGTCGCTCGGCTGCATGCCGGTCGGCCCCTGGCCCGCCGGCCCCAGCTCCTCCTCGAACTTCTGGCGCTCCTTCGCCTCCAGCACCTCTTCCTGGAGCGACGACTTCATCTCGTCTTCGTGCTTGAGCCCGACGGCCGCCAGCTTCGTCTTCTTGCTGATCTTGACGCCGATCCTCTCCAGGCTCTCGTACGCGCCAATCAGCTCGCGGTCGACGTACGGGTCGAGCTTCTTGTCCCAGTCGATCTTGGGGACGATGTAGCGGGAATCGTCTTCCAGCTCCTGGGCGGTCCGCCGGACCCGGACGCGATGCGACAGCTCCGCCTTGGTCGGCTTGACGAACTCGTTGATCTCGGCGATCGGCCGGAAGAACTTGGGCGAGATCCACTTGGACTCGAAGTAGCCGCGGAGCGCGAGGAGCCGCTGGAGGAACACCTGCAAGCCCGTGATGCTCGACGCGTACGTGACCTCGCCATGCAGGAACGACTTCGACACACCCAGCCCAACCAGCTTGATGCGTTCCAACGTTTCCCATTCACGTCCAACCGAGATGACCCGGTCGGTCGTGCCGAACGCCTCGAACTGGACGCCGAAGTGGTAGACGATCCAGGCGAGGGGATCGAGTTCTGCTTGCGCGAGCAGCTCCAACAGACGCTTCTCGTGTTCGGGGCCCGGAATCCATCCGGTCTGAGGATTGCCGATCTTGGCGATGCGGAGAGGGCCGGCGTGCCGCCTGGCCGTCGCGATCGTTGCGCTGTTGAACGTGCCGATCCCATCGGCGAGGTAGCTGTGGTCGCCCGAGACCGTCAGGTTGTAGACGGGCCCGTCGTAGGGCTCGTCCTCGATCCGCTTGATCGGAACGTATACGTAGTCGTCGTCGATCCACGCCTTCGACCACGCGTTCGAGCGCTCGCCGCGATCGAATCGCTCGCCCCATACGAGTGCGAGGGCCTGGTCGGCGAATTGACCCTTGAGCAACATGATGTGGAGGGTCGATGGTGTCTTCCTCTCCTTGCCGCCTGGCAACAGGCCGGTCGATTGATGGACCCGTCTGGTCGCGTACATGCCGAGCTGGACGAGCACCAAGAACACCTGGTCGACCAGATCCTCGGACGTACTCGCGAACGACACGTTGAAGCTGGCGGTTCGACCGGAGCGTGCTGGCCTCGACCAACGGCTTCCATCTCCACGGAACAACCCCCGGACGAACTCTTCCTTGAGAGCTACGGGCCACCGCATGAAATCAGCGGACAACCGCTTAGTCTTGGCGCCGGTACCACCGTTCTCGATCAGGAAATCGACAAGGGACCTATCCTCGTACCGCTGCAACGTGACGGTGCATCCGTTGTTACCGGTTCGATAGACCGCGGCTGTGTGGCCGAGCTGGCCGCAGAGCTGCTTGACGTCCTCCGCCCATGTCTCGATCTCGTGTATGCCAAACGCCCACTGGATGCCAACCCCCTTGTCGTTGAGGTTGCGGGGCGACCCTTCGCTCACGTAGTAGCCTAGCAACCTGGCACGGGCTCGATTCTCGGCGGTCACAGCTATATCGAGCGCGTCAAACGTTCGCGGAACCATGAAGTAATCGCCCGCGCGCAGCTCATCGGCGCGAAGCTCCTGCATGGGCTCGTACGCGACTGGGACACATCGCTTGCTCGAACGGAGACGCATCCGCACGAGCCCGTATGTTTTGCGCTCGACAGGCTGCCCCTTCGTCCCGTGCGTCTTGATGTAGCTCGATGGCCACTTGACTGAAGCACCACACCCGCACTGGCACACGCGCGGGTACGCCCACACCGGGAACCGGTGGCCTGGCGTGCATCTGATCTCGTGCTTTCCGTACAGCGTAACCCGCTTGATCGTGCTCGCAGGCTCAGCCCACTGGTTCTCAACAATCGCGACCTTGCCATGACGGTCGAGGACACGCGTCCCCTTCTTAATGTCCTCAACGTTCGTCGTCGTCCCATCCGCCATCGTGATGCAAGTACCTGGAATCATGCAGAAAACGGCGTCCTCCAACATGAGAACGCGCCAGAGCCGCGAGATGATCGAGGTACCACGCACATCGTACGGGTGAAGCTTGCGCGGGATGAACGTGCAGTTGAGCGAATCGAGCGGGAGGTTCTGGCGGGACAGCAACCGACCCAACAGCTCGGGCGGGAGCTGCGCCTTGACCCGCTGGACCAACGGGTCCCCCGAACTGAGGAGCGCGCGAAGCCGCTGGTCCGGGATCAGCTCGACGATCGGCTCCATCCGGATGAACGGCGCGTCGATCACCTCGATGTTGTCGGGGTTGTGGAGGGTACAGTAGTCCCACATGCGAGCATCGTCGTCGTACATCAGGTGGGGGATCGCTTCCCCCACCACCATGAACTCGCGGACGATGTAGGGGAGGAGCGCGAGCAACTCGATCTTCTCGCACATCCGCTCGAAGTGGTCCTTGACCTCCCCGTCCACTCCCTCGCCGGTCAACTGGAACCCGCTCCACGGCATCTCGCTGAACAGGTCGATGCAGTTGCCGATCACCGGATCGAGCTTGTGGAACAGGCGCCAATACCGGTTCGCCAGGATCCGGTGGACCGGGTACTGCTGGCGGTCCGGGCTAGCGAACTCGGGCTGGTATGGGGTCTGCGCTGAGATGAGGTTGCCGGCGCCCGGGTTGGTGGCGCCCGGGACCACCTGGCCGAACCGACGGAACGGCGACGGGGTCGCGCCGATCCGCCGGAAGTCGTCCTCCAGCAGGCCGGTCCGCTGGGCCGATGGATCGCCCGAGACAATGCTTGGCAGCATCCCATCGAGCCGCCGGTTCATCGCGTCCATCTGGGCGGCGGTAAAGACGGGGCCGTCTTCACCGCGGAACGGGTTGCGCGCTTCACCGCGGAACGGGTTGCGGGCGGCCTGCCGCCGAGGATCTCCTGACCCGCCTGGGATGATGAGCGACATCGTTTGGCTCCCGGACTCTACCGCATCCCCGTCAGTAGGGGGTCCCGTACTTGTCATGGAATCGCTTGAGCGTTTCCTCCGACCCGTCGTCCCGCCACTTCATCATGATGACGTGGCCGATCTCGTGGCCGAGCGCCGACCGATCGAGTGGGTCGACCCGCGCGACCATCATGGATTCGCCGGATCCGGACGTCAGCCCCATCCACTTGAAGCCGGGCCGGACGTGCATGGAGAAGGGCGCGGTGGCCCACCGGACCACGACACCTCGAACGGCTGGGCGGACGACCGGTAGCTCGCGACCAGTGTGGATCGCTCGCTGGACCGCGGTCTTGAGCTGCTTGAATGCAGCCTCCCGCTCCAGCTCGACCGCCTTCTCCCACAACTGCACGACCCGTTCGGTCTCCTTCTCGACGAACACGCGGATCGGCGTCCACTCCGACTGCATGACGACGAGCCCGTGGGACGTCACGTACGCGATCGCGCGCGCGAACGCGAGCCGCCGGCCCACCAGCGCGGCGTACACGAACGCGAACCCCAGCGCCATCGCACCCGTCACCAGCTTGCCGACCAGCGGGTTGCCAGGCGTCACCGCCACCCCGACGGTCAGGGCGGCCGCCAAGATGACGGGCAGGCCGAACGTCAGGAAGTCGATCCAGCGGAGCACACGAAATTGGTACTGGCTCATTTCGAGTCCTCTTGGGCGTACGCGCTCTCTTCGTGCTGGCTGCCGCGGTACGGGTTCTCGCCGCGCAACCACGCGACCGCCCACCCGCACGTCCCCATCGCGATGTAGCCGAACGTCCAGATCGCGGCCGCGAGAACATGGTGGTGGGTCGCGATCGCGACCGCCACGCCCGCCAAGAACGACCGGAGCATCGCCTCTTCGCACTGCTCGACGTGGACGTGCTCGTGCCGCTGAATCCGGAGGTAGTGCTCGGGCGCGCCCCTGAGCGCATGACCAGGCCCGTAGAAGATGGCGTGCCCGAGTGTCGTGGCGCCCCACGTCCGCCACGAGCCATCCGCGCGCTTCTCGTACTTGCCGTCGACCTTGTGGCGGTACCAGCTCCTCGCGGGCCACGAGTCCTTGCGGAGCTGGCAGACGAGCGCCTCGTCCTCCCAGCGAAGGTGCTCGCCCCAGAACAACCGGATCAACAAGATGGCGGGCCAGCCGACCAGCAAATCGTTCGGCAGCGCGACCAAGAAGGTCACGAGTCTACGGAGCCACTTCATAGCGGGTTCTGGGCGACGACCGCCGCTTCCGCGGTCCTCGCCTCCTCTTCGGTGGCGGCGCCCGCCCGCGCCGCCGCAATCAACTTGCCGCGGTCACGGTGCTGCTGGCACCGTGGGCAGAAGTAGGTCGGGGGATCGGTCACCGGCAGGGTCGTCAACTTGCAAATCGGGCACATGGTCTATCTCCTACCCTGTCCTGAACACGCGGGCCGCGTCCCCGCCGATGAGCGGCGTCCCGGTCACGAGCGCCGCGAACGTCGCGGTCGCCGCGTCCGCCTGGCAGTTCGCCCCCGTGGTCGCGAAGCTGAGCCCTGAGACCACGCCGAGCTGCGAGCCACTCTCGGCCTTGACCCCGACACCAGGGATGTCGCCGGCCCCCGCGACCGTGACGGGTCCGATGATCCGCAGGCGCCCTCCATGGCGGCCCTTGAACGCATCACTCGAAAGCGCCTGTAACTCGACCGCTCGAATCTCGGCGTAGGAGTTGCGATTGTAGTCGATGGCCGGGCGGGCCACCGGGCTCGACCGGATGAGGAACGGGAGCGCGGGATCGAAACCACCGTCGACAAAGCTGGCGCCCCCTTCCTGGCCTTGGCACTCGATGTCGCCGTCGACTACAGAGCCGCCGAAGATGTTGAACGAACCGGAACCGAACAACCCGGCCGCCCCCTTGCACGCGATCGAGCCAGCGAACCGTGCGCCACCGTCGACGCGCACGGCGTTGAAGCCGTCCCGGACCCCGAGGCAGAGCGCGTAGAACAGGTCGAAATCGCCGGCCGGTGCGCCGAAGACGGGATCGGCCGGTGCGCCGAAGCCTGCCCAAAGCTGACCGCCGTTGACGATGCAGCCGTTCGCTTCGACGGCGTTGTTGAACCCGGTAGCCTCAGCCGCGCAATCGACGAACGTGGCCTCGCCGCCGATGAGCACAAGAGCGGCGCGATCGGTCGCCGGGCCGAACTCGGTGTAGCCGAACATGATGCAGGGCCCAGGGGTAGGGAAGTTGATCGAGTTGAACCCGTTCGACTTCCACGGCATCTCGGCCCGGAAGCTCCGGACCCGAAACTTCGGCCGATGGATCCGGTAGGTCCAGCCGGCCACCGGCGAAACGCCGAACACCTGGACGGGCCGGATGACCGTCCCAGAATGGTCGCGGATCTGCTGCCCGATCGTCTCGACGCCCATCGGGTTGAACAAGCGCATAGACCGCCCAACCAACGCGTTGGCCGCGCCGAACGCGGCCCCACCATCCGTGATGCTGGTGAGGCCGCCGCCCGTCAGGGTGCCCGAATGCAGCACCTCCATGGTCTGCCGGTTGCCCAGCAGGATGACGCGCCGCTTCGGGACGACGGGCGGCCGCCAGACGACGTGCGGCCGCCAGACGACGTGCTCGTCGAAGAACTCGTCGGGCCCGTGGACCACGACGTCGCGATTGTCGCCGGTCAACAGCCACTCGTTCACCCGGTCGAACGCCTTCTGGACGGTGCGGAGCGGCCGGGAAAACGAACCGATCGCAGCGTCATCGCCCGAGAGGCTCGTGTAGATGTTGGCGGCCGCGTTCGCCTCGATCGTCACCGATGCGGTCGAACCGTGCTCGATGTCGCCGGCCTCCTGGAAGCTCCGGACGGCCAGCAGGTTGGCGCCGGTCAGCCGGCGGACCTGCGGGTCGTTCGACAGCTCGTCGAGGGTGGCGCGACCGCTGACGTCCACCTGCCCGCCGATCTCCAGGGTCTCGCGGATGGTCCGGCCGAAACCGCCACCAGGCAGCGTGATGTCGAGGCTGAGGCGCCCGGACGATAGGTTCTGCAACACGATCTTCACGGCCTACCCTCCCACCACGACGCGCAACCTGCTTCGAGCAGGCGGGACCGCCACAGGTCCCCCGGGATCCACCCGGCCCGATAGCGGAGCCGCTCGGCGAGCCGATGGACCTTCTGGCGGTCACCGGTCTGCCAGGCGGCCAACAAGTTGGCCAGGATGTCGCCCCGCCTCGCCATCACAAGATCCCGACCGCCTTGGCGATCGACCTGACGGTCGTGAGGAAGATGTCGTCCTTGAGGCGCTGGTCGGCCGGCAGGTCGCCGTACGGCAAGAAGCACGGATGTAGCTTCAGCTCCGGATCCTTGACCGGCCCCCACCGCCATCCTTCCTCGGTCTTCTGCTTGAGCCAGCCCTCGTGCGACTTCTCGGGCGTCTGGTCGGGGTCGAGCGCCGCCTTGACCCCGTTGCACGCGCTCGACCGTTGCCACTCGGGCGCGTCCTCCCAGACCGGTTGGCTGATGTCGTCGAGCGCGATGCAATACGCCCTGTTGGCCTGGTGGGCGGCCGCCGCAATCAGCTCGATCAAACTGACGCGGCTGTCGATGTGGTAGACGGTTGGGCCGACGCTACCCTCGGCCCCGCGCTCCCCGTACTGCTGTTGCTCTTCCATCTTGCTCCTCACCTGCACTCGCACTGGACCATGGTGGTCCGTTCGGACAGCTCGATCACCTGCGCGCCTATGTACCGGCAGCCCAGCACGACGGCAAGCGCGATGGCCACCAGGCTCGCGACGATCGCGTAGTCGAGCCAACGGGACATCCGGTCACGCGGGTCCTGCGGGCCGGTCGTACCGGATCGGCTCGGCATCTGGTGGGCGGGCAATCGCGCGATCGTTCATCTCCTCCGCCACGTTCGTCTGGACGTTCTCGTCCATCTGACGGTTGTCGACCCCCTGGGCGAACTGCCGCATCGACCGCGACGCCATCACGCCAAAGTCGTGGGGGTCGGGCGGAGCGTCCGGGTCGTTCGCTTCGAGTGGTTCGCCAGCGCCCGGGTCCTCGAACGCGTCGCCCGCGATCCCGATCGACTTGTCGGCAGCGGTCCTGGGCTTGTTCTTCGAGACCTGGATGTTGTCGTACTTCTCCACGGTCGCTTGATCGGCCTTCCAGATCGCGAGCCACTGGTCGGCCGTCTCGGGCGTGACGGAACGAAGCACCTCCCAGATGCCGGTGATTTTGTTCAAGCCCCAGAGTCGTAGGCCCGCGGCCATCCGGTTCGCGTGCGGTTGGATCGTCGACTCGTCGAGGTCGGGCTCGTCGTGAACCCCTTCCCCATCCCCCTCGGCTACCGGTGAGCCGGTCTGGTAGGGCTGCTGCTCCATCGCGATGAGCGCGCGCATCGAGCGGCCCGCCCCCTTTTGCCGCCGTTCCTGGATGCGCTCGTCCATCTCGCGGATGATCTGCTGGACCCGGTTGTACTCGCGCTCCGGCCACTCGCGCTGCTCGGCGGTCAACCCGAGCCCCGCGTAGCTGAACAGGTCCTCCTGGATCCTCTTCATGTAGGACTCGGGAGGGATGTCGTACGGCCCGTACCCAACCGGGACGTTTCCGTCGGGGTACCGCTGGAGCATGTGCTCCATGGTGGTGTAGCGGTCGGCCGCCCGAACCTCCCGACCAAGATGCATGTCGGGGTCTTCCCACTGGTTCTGGTCACGGTACGCGTCGCCCGCCTGCTCGTGGACCGACGGGTTGAGCGCGCGGTCCCGGCCGCTCGGAGAATTGGCGTCCGACCCCTTCTCCAGGTCGTGCTTGGGGCGACCGAGCGGATGCTTCGCCAGATCCATCATCGAGACGGACGCGACGATCCTGCCGCCACGAGCCCACCGTTCATCGACCATCTCGGCGCCCGACCACCCCATCTCGGCCTCGTGCTCGGGCTTGGGCTGCTTGCGGCGAACGAACCCGCCTTCCTCCTCCAGGATGCCGCGGTCGATCATGTCCCAGATGGCCGCCTCGCCGCCGGGCAACCGCTTCATGTTGGCCCAGCCGCCCCCCTCCTCGATCGCCTTGTCGATCTGGGGCAGTAGGACGGTGTCCCAGTCGGCCTGTCCCTCGACCTTGCGGGGCCACGGGTAGTCGTGCTCGGTGTGGGCCTCCTCGTTGGAGATCCCATCCCCCGCATCCGCTGGGGTCCATGGGAACATGCCGGGCTGATCGGGCGCGTCCACCGCCGCCCCCTCCGCTTCGCCCGCGCCCCCCGGGCTTGCCCACGGGTCCGGGTGCTTGGCGAGCCCGTCGACCTCGGTGTTGGGGTTGGTCATGACGTCGATGGTGGCGGCGCGCGCCGAGCCGGTCCGCACGTGGACGCCGTGCTCGATCAACGCGCTGGCGAACGGGTATTGGTCGGTCTCGTCCAGCTCGTCGTGGATCGTCTGGAAGTCTTGCTGGTCGAGCAGGTGGTCGGTGCCCGCCATCGCTTTCGCGCGCTCGATCGCCTGGCTCAAGTCGAGCGCGGCAACCCGGACCTCGTCGCTCAACGGCTCGGGCGCGATCGATAGCTCCGCGACAAACCAGCCCCGCTCGATCACCGCGACCGGCTCTTGCCTGCCGACCCGCTGGACCAACAGGCGGCCCGCGTCCGTCTCGCCGACCACTTGCACGTGGACCGGCACGCCGTCCAGGTCCGCGACCCCCACACAGCCGAGCAGAGTGTTCATGCTGCACTCCTTCTTCCAAGCCTGACAGGAGTAGCATTCAGCGTGCTGACGGGGACTGAAAGCCCATGGTGCAGGCGGTACGCGATGTATTCGTCGGCCGTCCTGGTGCCCTTCGAGCAGTTGCACGATCGACATGCACAACAGAGGTTGGCAGGATCATCGACTCCCTGTCGTACCAACGGGACCTTGTGATCCACGGTGAACTGACTGGAGATGTCGGCGCCGCAGTAGTAGCAGCCCCCTCGTTGCTGAACAAAGATGCGCCGGATGTCCACAGCGGTGTGGCTACCAGATGCCGCAACCTTACGAGCACGGCGCCGCCCAACAGTCGCACGTCTTGGTAGCGGGTCTTTCGCATAGCGGTCACGAGAAGCAGCCCTGGTTGCAACAGGGTCCGCCCAGTACGCAGCGGCAGCTTTTGCCTTCGCGTACTCTGCATGGCTTACATACCATATACGATTCCGTCGTTTGACCGCAGCCACGGTCCGCTTTGCGGAAGCTCGTTTCACTGCTAGATGGCGATCCCGATTGTCTTTGTTCCACTCCCGTGCTGACACCTTTGCACAGACCTTGCAATACCCACCCAATCCATGACGACCTCGCTTCGCTGAGTAGAAGAACTCGGTGGTAGCCGGCTTCTCCTCCTCGCAACGGGCGCATCGCTTCGTCACCATCTGCGCATCCTTACGGTCCCACGACTGGCGAACTGGTGGGACCCGCTGGCCTGTCCGTTGGGCCCGACGAACGTGTCGCCGGTCGTGTACCCCGGGATGCCCGCGCGGGTCGACCGGAAACTGCCGGCCGGTCGACTAGGTTGCGAGACCGTCCACCCCGACATCGTTCGTGCGATTCCACCGCCCGCCCACATCTCGCCCCCCATCGTTTCTCGGCGCAACCGATCCTTGACCGACTTGTTGGCCGGGTCGTCCGCGACCGCCTCCTGGATCATCCGGTGGACCCCAACGATCACCTGAGCGACGTCGTCAGAATCGTAGCCCCTTCTCTTTCCTTTGTTCGGGTTGAACACGCGCTTGAGGTCGGGGCTGCGCGACAGCTTGACCAGCTCGTAGATGCCGACCCCCTGCGCCGACATCTCGACGGGCGTGCGGTGCATGACCAACTGGCCCGCCTCCGTGAACTCCAGCTCGTAGCGGCCGTCGTGCAGGCGGGCGGGCGGCAACAACTTGACCTTGCCGCCGTAGCAGTCGCTCTTGAACGCGACGAAATCGCGGGCCGTAATGCTGGCCTGCTCGGCCTGCACGCCGAACGCCCGGACGTCCTGGATGAGCGCCTCGCTCTGCCACCGGTCGAAGCAGACCTGCGTGACCCGAAAGCAGTCCTTGAGCCGCTCGACCAGCTTGACGACCGAGTCGAACCAGACGGTTCTCTTCGGTCTCTCGGTCGGGAGGATCCGGACGACCCAATCGTAGATGGTGACGAGAATGCGGTGAGGCTGGCGCGGCATACCCGGATGGTTCGGGTCCGGATCGGTCACGACCTCGATCCACGCGGGATGCGCGCACGCGCCCGCGAAGCTGTCGAACGAGGCGCCCGCGTCGAAGCAGATGAACCGGGGCATCTCGGGCGAGATGATCGAGTCCTCCACCTCGGCGCCAATGTACTGGCGGCCCAGCGCGTCCTCCGGCAGGATCGTGCGGAACAGGGTGGTGGGCGAGAGGGCGGGCTCGATCGACTTGGCGAACCTGGGCACGTCCTCGATCAGCGGCGTCTCGGTCAGGGGTGGGTTGGCGCCAAAGTCGCGCTCGGCTTGTACCGGGTCCTCCGCGTACTCCTCGTCGAACGCTTCGCGCGGCATGAACGGGTTGAAGTCCCAGGTGGCCATCTTGAGCGCGTACATGCGGTCGAGTACGTCCTGCTTCTCCAGCAGCGACATCATCTTGTCGTCGCCCGACATCGGCGAAGACGTCGCGATCTTCATGCCGAACAGGTAGCCGGGCAGCCCGCCCGACGAGATCGTACTGGCCCGCCGGATCGTCTTGAGCGACATGCTGAGCACCCGCCAGACCTCGTCGGCCCCCCGCTTCGACTCGGTAAGGTCGAACCGGGCCAACTCATCGACGAACGCGGACAGGCGGGTCGCGCCCGCCATCGCGCCCGAGTTGCTGTTGAGCGAGTCGAGTTCGACTCGGATGAGGCCGTTGCGGATCGACTTCTTGGCCTCCTCGTCGTAGCTCCACCGCTTGAGTCCAATGCGCGGTTGCGTAGCCTCCAGCTCCTTGATGCGCCGGACATACCGGCGGATCCATGGACCACGCTCACGGAAGTTGGTGAACCAGTCCCAGATCGTTTTCTCGGTCTGCTTGTCGCTCGACGCGACGAACGCGATGTCGAACCGGGTGCCTGGCGCCTGCTTGAGCACGCGGGCGAGCCGGTCGCGATCGAACTGGGCGATCGAGTAGACGATGTGCTCCAGGTAGGTGGCGAGAATGCCGGCCGTCGCCGACTTACCCGCCCTCGCCCCAACGCACACGATCGCCGTGTTGTAGTCGTAGAGGAGGCGGTCGCGCGTGAACTCGGATCTGGCCCCCCGGCACTGCGGACAGACGTCCTCGTTGAGGTCGGCCGAGTAGACCAGCAATACCTCCGATTCCAGCTCGGTGCGTGTCTTGCCCCAGCAACGGCCCGGCCCCTCCGAGTTTTTGTCGAACGGGTTGCAGATGGGGCATCGAAGCTGTGCGATGTCGCGAAGGAACTGGTACTGACCCCAGTGCCCGTAGACCAACGGGAAGTCGAGGAACCGGGGGTCCGCGGTCCATTCGATCAGGTTGCCGGCGCGGGGCAGGTCGTACTCGGGCGCGACGTCCGGGGTTTCGCGGCCGCCCCGCCGTAGGAACGCGAGCGCTTCGTCGACATTGACGGGCGCGATCTTGGGCGCCTTGGCGGACACCGACCTACTCCCTCCGGAAGATGTCGACCGTGACGGTCATGGGGGCGTCGTCGTCCCCTCGAACCTCTTGGCCGGCCAGCTCACCGTGCTCTTCGATGGCCTCGCGGTCGTAGTTCATGTCGACCACCGCGGTGACGCGCCGGTACCCCTTAGCCGCCACCATCTCGAACCGGACCAGCCCGCCGATCTGTTGCCCGTCCACCACGATGACGGTGCCGGCGAGCGTCCCGTCCGACACGACCTGCAACTTCTTCGCCTTCATGCAAAGACGGTCGGGCCGCTTGCGTCGATCGATCGACGCGGCCGGTGCCTTCAGGTCCGGGTTGCTGGGGAGTGCGTAGCCATCCGGGCCGAACTTCAGCTCTGTCCGATCATGCTGCATGTGACCCTCGCTTACGCGCGGATCCAACCCCGTATGTCGGAGTCCGTCTATGGCATGGACGGCAAAGGGTCCGTCCATTCGATACATCAAATCGCAAGTCATGGTGCGATGAAAAAGGCTGGACGTGGTCTGCCTGGAGATGTCCGCCCTTAACCCCACAGAGCTGACAGGTGTAGCCGTCTCGGTCGAACACCTTCTGTCGCCACGCTTTCATCTCCAGTGTTGCCCGGGTTGCTGCATCGCGCGGCTTACCGCGCTTGGCCGAAATGATCTTCTCGCGGTAAGCCGGATCCTTCCACAACGCCTTGCTCTTTTGCGACAGCTTCTGCCTGGCCTCTTCGTCCATCATGCCGCCCCCTTGAGCCGGTAGCGATCGATCACTACCGACTGGCTCTCGGCGCGCAGATCATTGACCGCGCGGGCGAGCGCCTCGGACAAGCGGGCGTGCATCCACTCGGCCATGTCGTCGGCCGGGACACTCTGGCCCGCCGCCTCCTCTTCGATCGCGGCCAACTCGTGGCCCAGCACGAGCGCCAGCTTGCCGGTGAAATGCTCGATCCCCTCCTTCAGCACCCCCACGACAAAATCCTTGCCGTTCACGTAGCGGTCGAGCGTTGAGGTGACGGCAGTGATCGCTTGAGTGGCGGCGGCGAACTGGTTGAACGCCGACTTGAGCGTCAGGGGGGAGGGTCCGGGACCATCGTGGCCTTCGCGAGCCGCCTCACTCTCCTCGATCTGCCGGTAGACCCGGTCGGCGATCTTCTGCCAGCGGGCCAGGTTCTGCTGGAGCGCCTCGATGTTCTCCCGCTTGAATTCCAGCACCTGCGAGAGGACCTCGTCCTCCTGTGGCTGGCGGGCCGCTTCGTTGCGCTGCCGATGGTCCGATTGGACCGCATGCAGGAACGCGGAGTCGGCGGGGACGTGCTGGTTGAAGTGGGCGGTGAAGCTGGAGTGACGGATCGGCTTGATGTCGAGCTTCTGGTCGGCGATCAGCCTGTTCACCTCCTCCATGATGATGGAGTAGGGCTTCCGGTCCTTGAAGTGGCGCTCGTGGATCAGCTCGACCAACCGGGGGTGCGACTTCATCAGACGACAGAGATGGCACCTGTACTCCCAGATGCCCGTCGTGGTCGCCGGCTTCTTGGTTGGAGGCTGCGGGGCCACGGGCTCGCGCGCCATCCCCTCCTCCTCGACATCCTCCCGCCTGATACCTCTCCGCTCCATCGATCAACTCCTAGTGACGCCTCATCTTGTCATGCATCTCGGCGATCTGCTGGACCTGGTCGGACGTGACCAGCAGGACGCCCGCCCCCTCGGCCCGATCGCGCTCGTATTCCGCGAGGAACGCGGCCCACGATTCCCTGTGGATCTTGGTGGTTGCGGGGCCCGCCAGGTAGTAGCGGGTCGGCCGGATGAACAGGACGTCGACCCAATCGATCACGGACGCGGGGAACGGGTTGAACACGCGCTCGGGGCCTGCGGGCCCCGCCTTGACCCCCTGGACCACCCGGATCGGCTGCATGACGCCGATGAACCCGTTCACGTCGAACCCGGGGGACGGGTCATGAGGGCCGACCGGCTGGCAGAACCCCACAAACGTGGCGTTCGCATCCTCCAGGCCGAACAGCACGGAGCCGGCCGGCACCTCTTTGATGACGGTCGACATGGTCACTCTCCGTCCAGGTCGAGCAGCCCCTTGTCGCGCGCCGCCTGCATGACCGCCTCGGCGAGGTCGGGGTACTTGTCGCTCACGGAGAGGAGCACAGAGACATCATCATAGCCTTCGTCTTTCAAGCCTTCCACTTCGCGGACGACCTGATCGACCGTTGCGGCGGCCGACCGGACCGCCAGATAGTCGGGCGCCGCCTTGGCGATCCGGTCGAGGTCGAGCCCGTAGCACCGCGGGCAGGCCATCTGGGTGGCGTCGAGCGTATCGGCGGTGACGAGCCGGTTGGCTGGCGTCTCGGTACCGCACCGGGCACACCGGTAGCGGCCCGGGTCACCCGGGTAGTAGACGCTGTCGGCCTCACGGCTGGCCCGCCGGAGCGTCTCGCGCGGCACCATCACCTTGCTGCCATCTTCCAGCCGTACCTCGAATGTGGTGCCGTCCTCCGCCATGTCGCGCACGACTGTCGCGCTCGTGCCCGACTCGACCAGGTAGCTGGGGCCGCCGCGCGTGCGCGCCCGAAACGACTTGACGAACTCGACCTTCGCGCCCGCCGAGAAGTCATCTTCCTTGCGGGACTCGTTGTGCTGGGCGGGCTGGCCGTCGCCCTCGCGCGCGGCCGTCATGGCGACGTCGCCGCCGCTCCCCAGACACCTGGGGCACTTGCCGTCGGTCGCGCGACACCAATCACATCCGGCCCCCTGGCACTGTGGGCACGCGCCCGTTCCCTTGCAGATGTGGCACCCCTGCGAATCGTCCGGCTCGACCGGCACGACCGCGGGCCCCTGGGCGTGGCGCTGGATCTCCTGCTCGATGGCGGCGCGCAGGCCGGCGTCACCGCCGACCGACGGGAACGCCCGTCCCTGCCGGTCGAGCAGGCCGGTGAAGTCGCACGCCTGACAGCCGTCCCCACCGCACGCCCGGCAATCGTCGTACCGCTTCATTGGTTCGAGCGGGGTGGCGGCCACGTCGCCGAGCTGCTGCTTGCATCCATCGCACAGGTTGCCGTCATCCGTCTTCCAGCGGGCCGGGCACTCCGCGCACCTGGTGCAGCGGCTTCCCGTCTCTGGATGGTAGCCGGGGATGTAGCGGCCGAACTGCGTGCCGCACGTCGCGCACGCGCCCGATTGAGCCTCCACATGTCGGAGGGTCTGACGATCCTGGTCGACCGACAGCTTCGACTCGGGCACCACGTCGGTCCGGCCGTCCTGGAACTCGACCCGGTAGGTCCCGTCCCACGCGCCGTTGCCGGTCGGCTCGTGAACCTGCTCGATGACCCGGGCAGCTTCTCCGCCGACCGTCACCCGAGCGCCGGGGTCGTACCGCTGGGCTCGCCTGCTCGTCTTCACTTCGCCGCCGTAGACCTCCGCGACGTCGATCCCACCCTTCATGACCGACACGTACCCGCCGCTCTCCAGCGAGACACGCTTCGCTTCCTCGATCGCCTGCCGCTTGCTCTGAAACTGGTGACGGTGAATCGTCTTGGGCGACTCCGTCTCCCAGTAGACCGTCCAGTCGCCCGAGCCCTGCACATCGACCTGCGGGTCCGACTGGGCCCGCCGTCCAATCTTTGGGCGGACGTCCTCGTCCTCCCACGCCCCGCCGGCCGGATAGTTGGTATCGGGCGACCATTGCTTGATGTCTTCGTTCCGAACGAACTCGCCGCATCGCGGGCAGTCCTTGCCGTCCGGTCGTCGACCACCTTCCAACCAGCCACCGCACTGCGGGCATGCGGGCTCGTCACGCTTGGTCTGCGCTTCCTGCGGCTCGCCCGCATGCAGCCCCTTGACCCGGTCGAGCGGGACCGCGACGTTCCGGTCGCCATCGACCAGGTCGACCTTGCAGTGGGGGAACATGTAGGACGACGACCCCTCCGGGTAGCACTCCTTGACTACCGCCTCGTCCCCGTCGACCGACACACGATCGCCCCGCTGCCAGGTCTGCTGGGCCGTCTTGCTCGCCTGCCGCTCGGTGACCTGCACGTTCCAATCGCCGCCGACGTACTTGGAGGCCATCTCCTCGGCCTCCTGCTTGGCGCGCGCGAGCGCCTCGTCCTCGTCGTACCCACGGGACGCGTAGGTATCGCCAGACTCACGACCGTCCTCCCAGACCATCGGGAGCCAGTCGCCCCTCGCTTCGTTCTTGTTCTTGACGGTCCCGTATTCGATCCGGACGACTTCGTGGGGTAGGTCGGCGAACTCGCACCCCTCCGAATGCCGGCCCTGCCACTGGCCGCACCCCCGGCATGGACCCGCCTGCCGGCCGGCCGGAGCCTGCGCGGTCTTCCGTTCCGCCACGCTGTAGAGCCCGCGGGAGTAGCGGTCCTGGATCTTGAACGCGTCGTCCAGCGCGACGAACGTGGCGAACGCTTCGTTGTCGAGCGGGGGCGCGAACATCCCGCCCCTCGGGTCGACCTTCTGCTGGAAGGTGCCCTGCCGGACCAGCTCATCGACGAGCGACTGGCTGAGGATCCGGGGGATCCCGTCCACCACCATGACGGACGGCTCCAGCAGCCGGCCAGCCCGCACGACGATCGGGACCTCGACTTCCCGCCTGCACCCCGTGAGGGTCAGCATGTGGGCCGACAGGATCACATGCGCGTCCGCCTCGATGGCGGGCGTGTTCTCGTCGCGCGTCGCTGTCCGGATGCCCCGATACACCAGGGTCGGGAGGATCGGCCACGAAAACTGACCCATGAAATCCTGCGCCAACCGGATCGCTTCGGTCGGCAGTTTGCCGCGATCCAGTGGCCCATCCATTCGATTGCCTGGAAGCATAGGGCTGGTCGCAAACGCGCCCGCGAACCGCTGGAGACGAGCGAGGCGACGGCGGGCCCGGGCTTCCGGGCCGAACGGGTTCTGGTCGGTCATGGCTGGGACCTCTTGGCGTGAGTGTAGCGGAACGGATGGAAAACGGTTGACTGGCGGCCTAGATCCCGAAGCTGGCGGGATCGCGGTTCCCTTGGAACTGGACCGCCCACGTCGGCTCCGCCCGGAAAAACGCGTCGTGGCTCGGGTAGGTGCCGAACAACAGGTCGATCGCCCGGTCGCTGGCATAGAGGCCACAGAGATCCTGGTACAGCTCGCGCGCGTTGGCCTCGTCCTCGAACGCGCGCAACACGAACACCCGGTCGTCCCGGATGCTCCTCGCTCCAACGAACAACATGGCCTACTCCTTTCAGCTCCATGATATCGGTTTGCTTGCGGATGTCAAGCATTTTCCATCACCGGAGCTGCCCGGCCGGGTAGCAGTGGCGCAGGACCGTCAGGATCTGTGGGCAGGGCGGCATCTCGGCTCCGTCGGTCTCGCCCTTGTCCAACCGGTAGAGGTAGTCCGAGATGCCCTCAGCATACCGCTTGACGTCGGCGTCGTCCTTGACGCGGTCGGGCGCCTTGTAGACCTTGTTGTGCGCCCAGTCGGCGAACCAGGTCTGCCGGGTCGTCCGGAGCTGGGCCTCCACGACCTTCCCGTTGATCCGCACGAGCAAGTGGATCGATCGGTAACCGCCCGGGCGCGCCCGGTCGCTCAAGTCCTCGACCTCGATGAGGCCGTCATCCGTTCCCTTCGGATCGACCTCCGGCATCTTGGAGATGACCGACTGGAGGGCCGCCTGCGACTCGGCCAGATTGCCGTGCGTCAGCCTGGTGCCCGCGTGGTCGGTCAGCTCTTCGGGCGCGAACGCCCGCCCCCTCTCCTTCTCGCGCCGCTTGAGCTTCTCGAAGATGGAGTCCGCCGACTTGATGCGCCCGATGACCTCGCCGCCTCCGGAGACCTCGCTCAAGAAGTCGGCGACCGCCTCGAACGCTGGGACGTAGCTCTCGGCCACGCCTTGCAGGTAGGTCAGCTCCTCGGGGGATGCAGCATCGCCGGACACGAGCGGCCAGTCGGCACCCTCGCCAGTCGGCAGCCGCCACTTCTCCGCGAGCGCCCGGACCTGCTCGGAGGATTCGGGGTTCGGCTGGCCGAACTGCTCGACCAGCAGCATGCCGACCTCTGGGTCGACGCCCGGGGGCGCGCCGTGCTCGGGCTCGGCTGGCGTGAACTGCCGTTCCTTGCCCGGTTCCTGCGGCTTCTTGGTCAGCTTCTTGGTGGTGGCCGGGTACTTCTTGATGTACCGCTTCTGCTCCTCGTACGACTTCGAGTCCCACCACTCCTGCGCGGTGATCCCGAGGCTCGCGAGCAGGAGGGCGCGGCGATCCCGCTGGAACCGTTCGCACGCGCAACCGTCGCCCATCTCGTCCGCGAAACATGGGCGGGGCGACACATCTGCATGTTCACCCAACCGATGGCCGCACCGGCACACGACGTCCAGGTTGGAGTAATCGTAGCGGCCCTGGTCGCGTCGTTCGTGGGACCGGTCGATGTCGACCCCGCCGCACTGTGGGCACTTGATCGTCAGTTGGCCGGCGGGCGCGTCCTCATCGATCCCGAAGTGCTTGGCGTAGTCGCGGTGACCGCAGCCCCTGCACTGCGCCTCCCCGGACCCGAGTGCCGCCTTCTTCTCGGACTCCGGCTTGGTCTTGTGCTCGCGGGTGTGCTCGGCGTGATCGACGACCTCCAGGTTGGACGGCGCGTTGTTCGACTTGTCCTCGTCGATGTGGTGGACGTCTTCGCTCGGCTTGAGCGGGCGGTCGAGCTTCTCCTTCATGACGCGCCGGTGCTCGCGCTCGCCATCCGAGTTCCGCTCCCACCTACGCTCGTCTTCGTACCCGACGATCCCCAAGCCGGCGAGCAGGCGGGCGACCACTGGGGTTGGGACCCCTCCGGCCGCTTCGCCGCCCTCCTGGTCGGCCCCGCCCTCCTCCTCTTCCTTGCCCGGCACCTTCTCCAGGAGATCCTTGTCCAGATAGAGGACGGCCTGCGGGTGGTCCTTGAACGCGACCCCGATCATGTAGCCTTGAACGCCCACCACCTCGCCGACGTCGTCTTGGCGAAGCCCCAGCATCGTCTCCTTGAGCTTGACCTCGTCGCCCACCTCGAAGTCGGCGTCGTCGCCTTCCTCGTCGTCCCCACCGCCGAATTGCGCCACGATCCCCAAGCGCGCCAACACGGCGGTCCCGCTCATCTCACCCTCCGGCATGTCGCCGAGCAACTTGGTCAGGGCTTCGTCGTCCGCCTGACCAAATTGGTCGGCTGACCCGGCGATCAACTCGACCATTTTGGTCAGGAACGCGTCGATCTGATCTTGCGCGTGACGGCTGGCGAACAGGGCGGCGCGCCCCACCGCCTTGGCGGTCGCTTCAGCGGCCCAGTGGGTCGCGAGCGCCTGAGCGGTCAGGTGGCCCAACCCGCCGATCGCGATCGACCCCGCGACCGTGACGGCGAGCGACCGGACCGCCCGGCCGATCACCTTTTTCTCGTCGGCGGACAGCTCTTGGCCGCTCGACATCTTGGCGATCGCCGCGCCAGCCGCCCGGTACTCCCGCAGCTCCTGGGCGAGCATCCCGACGGCCGCCCGTCCCTTCCGACGGATCGCTTGGCCGGCCGCCTTCCCAACTTCCGCCCGGTAGCCCGGGTCATCGAACAGCCGGCGGGTCTGGGCCGGCAGCTTGGCCGCCTTCTCGGCGAGCCCCGCGACCCCTTCGGTCACGCGCGCGAGGAACCCGGGGCCCGCCGGTACGTTCGACGGCTTGGTGTCGCGGTCGAGCCTGGGGGTTGGGGCTGGCGCGCGGGGCGCGCCGAACAGCGCGGTGTCGACCTTCGCTTCCATGCCGTACGCGACCCGGTCGAGCCAGTCGGCGGTCGCGTCGACCGTGCGCTTCAGCTTGGTGATGGCGGGCGCGACCGCTTCGCCCAGCAGCGACCAGAGACCCTTGGCGGTATTGCGGAACCGGCTGGCCAAGCTGCCCGCCGCCCGCTGCAACGCCTCACCCGGCAGACCGGCGAGCCGCCGGACCTCCGCGCCCGTCCGCTTGAGCGCGTCGACGCCAGCGTTCACGGCCTCGCGGGTCTCGCGCTCCATCGACTCGGCGAGCTTCTGGACGTCCCCGAGCGCCTCGCTCAGATTGCGCTCCAGCCCGTCGGCGATCTGGTGGGCCTGCCCGACCAACCCGCCGGTCGCGCGCGGCGTTGGTGGCGCTTCTGTGAGCGGCTCGGGCGCGGGCTCGACCCAACCGCCCGGTGGCTCGGTGGGGCCGGCGGGCGGTTCCTGGGGGGCCGTTTCGAGGGCGGGCTCAGGCTCGGGCGGCGTGGTAGCGGCGGGCGGCTCGGTCGGCGTTGGAGCGGTCGGCGCCTGCTCGGGCGCCTCGCCCGGCTCGACGATCTCGTTGACGAACGGGCCGCCCGGCTTTTCCTGCCGGAGCGTGAAGGTCCGGCCGGACGGCAGTTTGACGGGCTCGTTTGGCGTCACCCGGGTGGTCTTCAGGTGGGCACGGTCCGCATCGTCCAGCTTGGGCGCCCGCTTGGGCTTGGCGGGCGCGTCTTTGGGCGCCTTCTTGGGCTTGGCGGGGGCCTTGTCGTCGAACCCGGGCGCTTTCGTCCTGGACCTCTGGTCGGGCACCCGCTTGGTCCGGGGGTGGTCCCGCTTGTAGTCGGTCTGCTCCTTGAACGACATGTCCGACCACCAGTCCGCCGTGATGCCGAGACCGATGAGCACGCGGGTGCCTGCCGGACGCGCGGCCGACCGGTAGAGCCGGTGGAGCACCTGGAGGGCTTGCTCGTCGGTCAGGTCGGGGGATTGCTGCTTGACCCGCGCGAGCCACTCGCCGCACTTCTGGCAGGTCGAGCCGCCCGCCAGCGTCTTGCCCCCGCACACGAAGCAGTCGACCTCGGGCCAATCGGCCAGCATGACGCCGCACGACGGGCACGTCTCGGTCTTCTGCCGGAGGGGCGCGCCGCACTCGGGGCACTGGAGGGCCCGCTGGGAGATAATCCGTGGGTCCCCGATTGTCTCGTGGGTGGCCGCCGAGATACTCGCGTGACCATCGACTTTCTCGCGGCGAGCGAGCGGACGAGAACCCGGGGGTCTGGCGTTTTGGTCGGCGGTCCTGGGCTCCCCGGGCAGCTCGACCTCCTCGATCGTGCTGTCGGGCTCCCGGGTGTCACCGATCGCCACCTCGACGGTCTCGGCGGTCCATTCGGCGGTGGGGGGTGAGAGGGCAAGGCCCTGGTCGCTCAAGTACGCGAGGGTGCAATGCGGTGTGAAATCGTAGTTCTCGCGGACCGGTACACCCCCGTCCTTGAGCGCCCGAACCAGGTCGGTACGGAGGGCGGCCAACCCGTTGCCCGTCACGGTCGCGACGGTCGGGTAGACCCCGTCACTCGACTCGAACTGGGCGATCCCCGTGAACTTCATCGAAATGGGACCGTACTCCCGGCAGACCCGCGCGACCGTCTCGACGATGAAGTCGGAACAGCAGAGCGTCACATGGAGCTGGTTCCACGCCTGTGCCTCATCGCCCACGCGGTCGCGGACCTGTTGCTCGACCTGCTTGGCGATCGCGTCAGGCAGCATGAGCGCGACCATCGAGGTGGTCGGCTTGTCGGCACGCCGCAGCTCCACCACCTCGACGGCGCCGCTATCGAAGTCGTCCTTCAGCACCATCGAGGAGTCGGCGGGACCCGTCTTCTGCCCTTCCCACCGGATCGAGACGTAACGGGGTGGATCCTGTGGGTCGATCGAGACCACCTCGCCGAACGTGCCGGCTGGTGGGTCCTGGTCGCCCAGCTCGACGGTCGTGCGGACGCGCGCGCTGACCTGCGGGGGCCACACGGTCCCCGCCCTCGTCATCTGGCCGGCACCAGGCTCCAGGTACGTGTCGGTCGTGGGGTCGCGGCCCAGCTCCAACGCGAAGTTGTCGTCGAGGTAGCGGTCCGACATCCACCGCTCCGGCAGGTCGGACTCCTGGTGCTGCTGGGGTTGATCGGGACGGCCGGGCGCTACCGTATTGGATCGACCGGTCATGCGACACCCAGGAAACGCTTGACACGTGCAAGCAGCCGTGCTACCGTTGATTCGTAAGCTGGAAGGGAGACGACATGGTCATCACGGCAAAGTTCGCGAGCAAGTGCGGTGGCTGCGGTGGAACGATCCACGCGGGTGATAAGATCGAGTGGTCCAAAGGCGTGGTGCCGCGGCACGCCCGCTGCGTCAAGGGTTCGGTGCAGAAGGCGCACGCAACCGCAACCCCCAAGGCCCGTCCGGTCACGCGGGCGCCACGACGTCCTAGCTTCCCGACCGAGCCACCCGAACCCGGGGCCCACCGGATCGAGGGTCGCCGTTCGGACCGGCGCGACAGTCGCTACGACGTCGGCAGCGTTGTCCACGCGCCCAAGGTTAAGATCGAAGGCGGCGGGCCGGATCGCCACTACTACACCGTCCTGGCAGCCGTCATGTACCCGCCCAACGAGGACAACGGGCAGTACGGCTGGGTCGAGTGCGCATGGGTCCGGGCTTCCACCGACGAAGAGGCCGCGCCCGTCGCCGCCCGGTTGACCAGCGCGGCCGACCGCAAGGCCATGCTGGCCGAGCTGGACACGCTCGCGCGGGCCGGCTGGACCGGTTCGGACGACACGGCGGCCAAGCCGGCGGGTCGCGAGGTCGTGCTGGACGCCGGCACGCACGGGTCGGGGCGTCGCATCGCCCTCCTCTCGGAGGATGGTGGGGCGGTCGCGGTGTGGTGCGGCGGCTACTACGACGACTACCGGCCGACCTTGGAGGTCACGCGTGACCCGCGTGCCGTCGAGATCGTCACGAAGCTGCTCGGATGACCGAAAACGAAAAGGAGAGAGCGATGAAGAGGACAGACTGGGTAACTGTGGCCCGAATCCCTCAGATCGACGGGAGAATCCGTATCGTACAGGTACACGCGCGTGATGCCCGCGAAGCCCGAAAGATGCTCCGCGATGACCCGGCGCGGATCGATGGCTTGTGGTGCCCTGTCCGCACGTTGGACAGGTGACACCATGAGCCACAACGACTACGACCTGGACCTCACGCCCCTGTGCATCGGATTCGACATCCGACTGCACGACATCCAAATCAAGGTCGACCCGACCATGCGGACCGCCATCACGCCTGCTGGCCCGATCGTCGCCGAGACGGTCGCGGCGCTCGTTGCGGCGCTCAGGCGTGCCGGATACCACGTCAAATAGAGGAGACGAACGATGAGCAACTTCACGCTGGACACGCTGAGTCGGTCGTTCCTGGAGGAACTGGAATCCACTTTCCGATCGTCCGATCTGGATGGTGCGACATGGGTACCGATCGCCGAGAGCCCAAACGGATACCCGGGCGTCGAGGTGCTGCTCGCGTCGCGCAAGCGTTACGTAGTGTACCGGGAGGACGGGTACATCAAGATCGCGCAGTGCGTGTTCGACGCTTGAGCGCACACAGTCACCTGTCGTGCTGGCACGAGAAGCAGTCGGATGGCTTCTCGAATTCCTCGACCGATCCGCAGGAGCAACCGGTCCACGTCCCGCGTGATCGGGGCCGTGAACGGCCGCCGGGCTGACCGCAGCTCTGATGACTGGCGCCCTTGTCCTTCGACCAGTTGATCATCTCGCCGACGTCGATGTAGCGACCGCAGACCTTGCACGTCCCTCGGAACTTGGCCGGAAAAGCCGCCTCGCGGCGCGCCACCCCCACGGACGCGGACATCCGCTCGAAGTCGGCGAATGACGATCCGCACGACCCGCATGAGCCACCAGGCCCAACCGGCTCGTCACAGCCTGGGCACCGGACATCGTCCTGCTGGGCCGTCTTGGACGCCTCCGTGAGGCTGCGGAGGGGATCGACGCTCCCGTGCCCCATGGCGACCTGGTCGAGATCGTCGGGCGTGGTGGCGTCGACGTACTGGTCGGCGCAGTCGGGGCAGAGGAGCCCCTCACCCGCCATCTCGTACCCGTCGGTCGCGTCGCGCCCACACGACCGGCAGGTCGCTGATGGCTCACGGCGCTCGTCCTCTTCGGGGTCGCGCGCGGTCTTCTCGCCCGAGTCTTCGGTCGGTTTGGCCGACGGGATCGACGGGATCGTGAGCCCCTGGGCCGTCCTGTCGACGCTCCCGTCCCGCTGCTCCGCGCACGCCTCGCACTCGCCGGACGCCCCCTTCCAATCGCCAGCGGGCGGCGCGCCGCCACACATCGAGCACTCCGTCTTGCCATCGAACGTGCCGGAGGCGACCCGGGCGAACTTGACGCTCGCGGACCCGCAGTCCGGACAACCCGGATTGCCGTCCTGGTCGACGAACTCGTCGCGCGGCGCGAACCACCCGCACGCCCCGCACTCCGCCATGCCGGGCTCGACTTGTGCGGTCCTGGTAGCTGTCATCCGGTAGGCGGTCGGGAGGGCCGTGTCGAACTTGTCGATCGATCCGACGAACCCGCACCCGATGCACCGGGTCGAGTCCACGTCCGCCATCTTGGCGGCCATCTCGCCCGACCCCCACGTCTGACCGGACGACTGGATCGCCCGGTTGGTCCCGCAGGCCGGACAGACGAGCGCGCGGAACGCGGCCTGGTGGACAAGCCGCTCGAACGCGTCGACCGACATCCCTTTCGCCACCGCCATCGGAATGGTTGTTGCGGTCTCTCCGCTTGTATGTAGCGGGGCGCCCGAAAGTACGCGCGCGATCTTCCCGTACCCGACCTTGTCCCCCTCCTTGATGCCGTGCGCCCGGCAGAACCCACCCGCCACCTCGACGACCGCGGCGGTCCGCGGGTAGCTCCAGTGTCGCAGATCACCTGGCTGTAGGTTGTGGACGATCTTACCGATTGTCCCATCCGCACGAATGAAAACGATGTCCAACGGAAACTGGACCCCTGCCATCCAGAAGGTCTCGTGGCGCTCCAATGCTTCACGCCGCAATGCTTCACGCCGCATGACTCAACCCCTTCGCCAAAAACTCGGCCGCGGTCAAGTTGTGCTTACGTGCGTTGCACCGCCTGCACGCGCAGCACAAGTTCTCTGGCCAGTTAGTCGGTGATAGCTCAGGCCGCGAGATCGGGATCTTGTGATCGACCTGATAGCCACCGCGCAGATCGTCACCACAGTAAAAACAGCGGCCACCTTGTTCTTCGTACAGGCGCAAGATGTCCGATGGTGTGAAAGAACCCGGGAGTCCAGCCAGAAACGCGCGACGTCTCGCAGCACGCGCTCGATTCAGCTCGGGGTGCGTCTTGCTCCACTTCGCACAGGCAGTGCGTACTGCATCGGGATGACGCAGCCAGCGGCGTACACCCTCAGCTCGTTTGGCAGCAAGGCGTTCTTCTTCAGTCCGGACCGGGCGTAGCGCGCGTGGCGGTTTCGCAACAACGATCATCTCACGCCGAGCCCTCACACGCCGCTTGTACGGCTCCGGATTCCGCGCGTAGCGATCCCTATCGTACGCACGAGCTGCCTCCAAGTTCTGGGTTCGTCGCGCCTTGAGCACCTGCTGATTGCATTCGCGGCAGATCGGGTAGAGGCCATCACAACGATTCTTGTCGCGAGGGAAGAAGTCAGGGCTGGCAGGTCGCTCCTGCCGGCATGTTGAGCAACGCTTCACTTCACCTCCGGAAGGAACAGCATGCCGGCCGCCGGATGGAGTTGGTCGCGCCCCTGAAGCCCCTCGGCCCTCTTGGCCGGACTCCTGGCGACCTCGACGGTCACCTCGGTGACGGGCTTGGGGTCGCCCGCGGAGTAAAACCACACGATCACGTGCGGCGTCGCCGTAGCCCATGACCCAGCCGTCCGCGTAGGCATCTTGGCAACACCCACACGGCCCGCCAGCCTGCCTGCCAGCCGCGTGGCAACGTCTGGATCCACAACATCGGGACGCTTCGGATCGACGGCCATCGGGGTCTACTCCGTTCCCTCGCTACGCGATGTCTTCCGGTGCATCTTCCCACCGTATGTGCTTGTCGATCGATGACATCCGGCCATTCATAAGAGCGAACCGCAACTCCGGATGTCTCGCGAACGGCTTGATGTGATCCGCGTTGATCCTGCCGCCGCGCGCTCCGCAACTCTGGGGATTCCGAGATCCTTCGCCTATGCTCAGGCGAGAAGAACCGATCGGCCAGTACCGCGGAGAGTTTCGCGCGCGTCTCTGGGCTCAATGGGTGTCGGAGCTTCTGCTTGGTCTCCTCACTGATGGTCTTGCCCTTGTGCGCCTCAGACTGCTTTCTCCTCGATACCGGACTGCCGCATCGCCGCTTGGCTGCCTCCGACATCTTCTTTCGGGCGGCCTCGGTATGGCGCTTCCCCCAGAATGGGTTCTCCGTACCGGCCTTGCCGCGTAGCTTGGCAGCCATACCCGAACCCTACTCCTCTTCGTTGACGATACGGCGGAGGTCCTGTGGGTCGAGCTGGAGGTCCTCGACCGCCTTGAGGAGGGCGGCGCGCGTCTTCATCTTCTTGGCCCCCTTCACCTCGAACGTGGTGACGACCCGGCGGAGCTGGTCGTCCGTCAGGTCGTCGGGGGCGAGGGCTGGCGCTTCGGCGACTGGGGTGTCGCGGGTCGGTTCTGGCGCAGGTTCGTCCCACATGCGCGACTCCATCAGGTCGGCCGGCTCGACCAGCCGGTCTTCCTTGTTGGCGGGCTGGCGCGCCCCTTCCGCATGCCGCGCTTGCTCCGCCTGCTTGGCGGCGATCCGGGTCTTGCGAGACGACTCGAACAGTTGGTCGAGGCTCTCGTCCCCCTTGACGGGCGTGGCCTGGCTGGCCCGCTTGGCCGCTTCCGCCTGCTCGATCGCCCGCCCCTCCGCCACCAGCTTGGCGCGCTCCTGGGCCGCCTCCTCCGCCACGTTCTTGGCGGTCGCGCGCTCCGCCTGACCGGCCAGGTCGGCGGCGCGGTCCTGCTCGTCCACCACCACCTGGGCCTTCGCGCGCGCGAGCGCATCGAAGTCGATGTCCTGGATCTGGATGATGCCGGGCGTCAGGTACTTGCGGAGCTGCACGTCCCGCATGACGTCGTTGGGGTCGCGGAAGTGGTCGGCCACCCGGAAGATGCCGCCGGGCATGAGCCGCCCCTGATTGAGCGACACGACCATCTGGCTGACGTTGACGATCGCCTTCTCGGTGGCCATGGCCTACTCCTTGGAGGGCTTGGCCGGCTTCGTTTCGGCCTTGGCGTCTGGGCGGGCCCGTGCCGCCTCCTTGATCTTGCGCCGGTGCTCCAGCACCTTCTCGACCCGCACCTCTTCGGGGTCGCTCTCGTTCCACACGCGCCCGACGTTCCCGACCTTCAGGGTGGTGTCGCGTTCGTACATCTTGAGCGCGCCATGGTCGGTCAACCCCTTGACCGACTCGTTCGTGCGGGCCGCCTCGACGTCCGCGCCTCCCCCGGTCTTCCGGAAGAAACCGGCGACCGGCCGGACCGACCCGGGCGCAATCCCGCGGACCTGGTCGCCGACCTTGATGGAGACGAACGCGGTCGAGACGTTCTCGAAGACCCATTCCTTGACGGTCGCCATGTTGTCCCTCTCCTACTCGGTCGCTTCGGCAGGCGCGACCTGCGGGGCCGCCTGCTCGCTCGTCATGAACGAAACGGTCGCGATGCCAGCGTCGACATCGATGTCTTCCACGGTGGGGTCGGCGCTGAACCCCCAGTTCTTCGTCGAGTTGCGGTCGGTCGCCTGCCGCTGGCCGATCTCGCGCGTCACGTACGAGCGGATCTGCTGCTTGATCCCCTCGGTCGACATGGCCGCAAGCGACTCGGGCTCCCACGAGAGATCCCAGACGACACGGTCGCCTTTGCTCCGCTCGTTCGACTTCTCGAACTGGATGCCGGCTGCGGCGGGCGGCATGCCAAGCGGCTGGGCGCGACGACGAGATGCGCTCGCGTCGAGCGGCTCGCACTCCGGGCAGCCAGGCAGGTCGATGCCGTACGGCTTTCCCGGGACCGGCCTGGATCGCTGCTGGGCCTGCCGGCCCCCAACCGCCGCGACACACGCGGGGCACCAGAACTCTTCGGCCGACAGGTTGCCGGAGCCCTGGCCGCCCGACTCCTGGTAGACGTCGCGATGCACGTACGTCATGGCGCCCGGCGCGACGGGCTGGCCGCACAGCGTCGTGTCGAAGTCGTCGGTGATGTGGGTCGCGTCCGCCTGTGCCTGGTGGACCGCCGCGTCGAACCAGCCGCCCGGCGCCTCGCCCCCCTCATCCCGGTAGGTGCAGTCGCGGCACTGGTACCCCTTCGCCTTCTCCTGCGCGGAGATGGCGTCCGGCTTCCCGCACGACGGGCACGGATACCGCTTGCCCCGCTGCGCTTCCTTCTCGTTGTCCTCGGACGGCTTGGCCTTCCCGTCCGACTTCTCCTTCATCTTCTTCTTGAACTTGTCGTCCGAGATGTCGTCGTACCAGGCGGCCAGCCGCTCGAACACGCTCGCGTCCTTCGCGAGGTCGATGTCGTAGCTGCCGCACTTCGGGCACTTGGGCTCCGGCGAACTCGTCTTGAACGTCTTGCCGCACTCCAGGCACTCGACCGACATCTTGTCGGCCGCGTCCTTGTCGTGCCCCCACTCACGATCGATCTCCTCGAAGAAGTCGCTGACCCGCTCGTCCGGCTGGTCGAACGGATGGTCGATCCCCCACTCCTTCGCCTTGTCCTCGACGAACCGCTGGTACTCGTTCTTGTCGGCCTCGCGGGTCGTGTCCTCGAACGTCTCGGGGCCCTCGGGGGTCTCGTCCATGGTGACGGGACCGCCGAGCGGCGCGTCGGGGGCGGGCGGAGCAGCTCGGCGGCGCGCCTGGATGCTGGTCACCGCGTCCGACCCGCACTCCGGGCAAGTCCAGTAATCGTCCTTCGTGACCTCGAACCGGTTGTTGCACTGCTGGCACCGGACCTTCGTCGGACCTTCGGTCGGGGTCGGGTTGGAGTAGGGCTTGTACTTCTCCGGCTGGTAGTCGGCGTCCTGCTCGAACGACTCGTCCGGCTGCTCGTCCATCTGGCCGAGCTGCTGCATCCCACGGGTCGCGCAGTAGAACGACGGGGTGCCATCATCGTCGTCCCCGAACCCCCCGTTCATCCGCTGCTGGTCCGACGCCTTCATAGGCGCCGTGCTGGTCTCGGCCCACGCCTGACCCTCTTGGTCCATGCCGTACGCATCGGCCCGCTGGCATTCACCATCACCCTCGATCGAACAGCCGGCCTGCTCGCAATCACCGCAGAGCGCTGGCTTGCCATCCCCGTCGATCGCGACATCGAAGCAGTCGCGGCACGCGCAGTCCGTGTAGCCCGATGCCACCCGACCACCGGTCGCATCCTTGATGGCGTCCTGTTGGGCGGCCTTGTCGTACCCGCCGACCGCCGGATGGCACGGGCAGTCGCAAGGCCACGGGCACTTGTCCAGCGCGCTCGACAGCCCGGATTCCGGCCCGTCGTACTCGTGGCACGGGCAGTCACAGGCCCCCTCGCACGAGTCGATCGCATTCGACAGGTACGATGCACGACGGCTCGCCTGCTTCCCCATCGCCGCTTCGCACTCTGGGCACCAGCCCATGTACTCCCGGACGCTCGGGTCGGTGCGCTCCCACACGACCGGGTCGCTCACCCCCATCGTCCCCGGATCCACCGGCTGACCACAGAGGGTTGTGCGCTTGTCCTTGCTGATGTGCAGCGGTTCTTCTCCGGATGGTGGCTGCTGATCCATCGCCCACGGCTCGGGCCCAGTCGCTCGCCGGCTCTTCTTCCAATGCGCTGGCGCAGCGTCCCTGAGTTCGTAACCCTTCTCCCTCGCCCATTCGATCAGGGAGTTGGGATCCTCGGAAGCCGCACCATCCACGTACTGGTCGTTCGCATCGAACACGTCGATGCGCCAATACCCCGGGCCCCCACTGATGACTCCGTAGCTCCCATTGACCCCCTGCGCTCGCCTACTCGCCCCACTGGGCGTACCGACGCCTGTCTCTACCGGGGCACCTGCTGACGGGGCACCGCTAGGGGTCTTGCGCTTCGGCTTCCATCCGAACTCATCGCCCCGCTCGGGCCCCTCGTCGCCCGTGTCGGCCGCCCGGCCCGCCACATCGCTGGGCCCGACGATCGCGTCCAGTTCGCGGGCGTACTCCTCGAACAACGGGTCGCCGGTCGTCTCGTCCACCCCCGCCATCGCTTCGGCGTCGTAGCCGCACGCCTGGCACGTGCCGGTGCCGGGCGACCACTGAGGGACGGGTGCATCGCACAGTGGGCAACCGTCTTCGCCGCCCTCCTGCTCGACCTCATCCATGAACTGGCCGCGCTTCTGCCCGACCCGCGGGCTCGACGTCTCCTGCTCGATGGCAGCCGCCAACCACTGCTCGGCGAACGCCTGCGCCTCTTCGAGCGACCCGAACTTCCGCCCGTTCGCCGCGTCCACCCACGTGAACACGTCGTACGTGTCGAACTTGAACTCGCCGCCCCGCCCATCGATCCGCATCGGCACCTTGATGGGCCGGCCACCCTGGATGTCGATCGGGACCTTGGCCTCCGACGCCCACACGTCCCCGCCCTTCTCCTCCCACGCGAGCGCGGCGGTCCGGTAGTGCGCCTCGACCCACCGGAACCCCAGCGGGTTGAACGCGAACAGGTCGTCCCGGTTGGTCGGCTTGGGCACGTTGTAGCCGTCCCAGAACACGATCTTGGCCACTTCGCTCATCGAGCGACCACGCAGCCGGTCCTTGACCGTCCCCTTGATGTCCCGCTTGGTGTAGTCGGGGCCCGCGTAGCTGCCGGGTGTCGTGCCGGTCGCGATCACCCCGCCGCCCGCATCCACCGCCTCCCAGGTGTGCCACCCCTGCGCGACCTTCTTGCCGGCCGCCATCGGTTGACCCTGGGGCATCTGCTGTTGGGCTTGCGGCTGGGGCGTCAGCGGGGCGGCGGGCTGCGCCTGTCCCTGCTGCTGTTCCTCCGGCTGCCCGTCGGGCGAGCGCGTCAACCCCATGTCGTTCAGCTCACGATGGATCCGAACCAGGTCGTCGACCCCGTCCGCCTCGACCTCCCGGCTGAACTTGCCGTCCTGATCCCACACCTCTTTCGTGCGGGCCGGGTTGACCTTGCCGGGCTGAGGGGGCGGCGAGCCACCAGGCTGTCCGGTCTGCTGTCCGGGCTGACCCGGTTGAGCGGGCTTCGGCTCGGCGGGGCGCTCGGGCTCCATGGGGTTCTGCTGGGCGCTCCGGCCCGCACGTCCGAGCGGATCGGTCAGCTCCTTCTGGTAGTCGACCCCCGGACCGGGCTGCCGGTCGCGCTCCTCCCGTTCCTCCTCGGTCGTGATGCCGTAGCTCGCGGGGCACTCGCAGTCGGCGCACCCGAGGTCGTCGTGCCGGTTCTTCGGGCACCGGCACCCCGCGCACTCGTTCGATTGAGCGGTCCGGCCGACCAGCAGGTCGATCTGTTGGTCGCTCATCTCGGCGATCGCCCCGTCCGACCAACCGGCCGCACGGAGCTGGGCGCGTCGCGACCCTTCCACCTGGATGACGCCAGCCGCCTCGTCGTAGTACCGAACCCAGCCGTTCGGCCACCTGACCGCCACGGCGCCCGGGTGCTGGGGCACGTCGGTCGCGACCTCCCCGACCGTCCCGACCGGTACCGCGTCATCGACCTCTTGGACCCCGTAGCCCGGTTCGTCCGGATCCTTCTCGGGCGCCACCTTGGTGACCTGCTGGGCGCGCCGACGCCCTACGGACGCGTACGCGCGGTCGGGATGACCCTCCTGCACGGCCGTCAGCTCCTCGAACGCTTGGTCGATCGAGCCGGCCTGCCGGTGGCCCGTCTTCGCGCGCTCCAGCAGCTCCCACCCGATCCCCACCATCTCGCCGAGCGACATCGCCGTGAACTTCTGTTGGTTGTTGGGGCTGAGGGCATCGTGGACCTGGACCAACATGTTGGCGGTGGTGGCGTCGAGTAGCGTGCCCTCCACCTCCTCGGCCTGATGGTTCTGCACGATCCGCCTGGCCACCTCGATGGTGTCGGCCGAGCTGACGCGCGGCTGCCCTGTTCCATCGGCCGGTTCATCGGCGACCGGGTAGCCGTCGGGCGGAGGTTCGCGGGTGACGGGTGGGGCGTCCGCCTTCTTCTCGCCCTCCAGCTCCAGGTAGAACTGGGCCTGGTGGCCCATGACGCTCGCCCTATCCTTCTTCAGCCTGACCCGATCGCCCACCTGAAAACCACCTGCTTGCGCGACTCGCGCGCCCACCGCGAACGCGTCCCCATGGATCGCGGCACGAACGAGCCCACGACCGATCTGGTCGATCGTGGGGCGTTGAAGAGCGCGGCGCGCTTCTTCGCCGCGGGCCTCGTGGGTCTGGTGGAACGCCGCATCCGTGATGGGTCCGGCGGGGCGGGCTCGACGTGCTGGTTGGCGGGTCGACATCATGGCCTCCCGGTCAGACGTTCTCGGGGTCGTCCGGACCGCGGACGTGCCGGAGGGTCCCGCGCAGCGCATCCCTCAAGGCCACACGGTCGACCCGCTTGCGCGCCGAGCGGCCGGGCGAAACCTTCCCGACGTCGAAGGCGGCCGGCTCCTCGTCGCTGGAGTGACGGCCCAGGTTGGTGTCGGGCAGGCTGGTGCCCGCTTGATCGGCGCCTGGATGCTGGGGCTTGACGGTTGGGTCGGAGAACCCCTCTTCCTCATTGACCCCTTCGCCCATGTTGGCGGCCGGCTCCGAAGTACCGGGCTGGTCTTGCGCGGGATGCTCCTGCTCGATCGACCCGGCCTCCAGGCTGTCGACGTCCTGCCCGCTCGACTCCTCGCCGAGCGGCTGCTTGGCCTTCGGGGGCTTGACGGCGTCGGGCTGCTGGTCGTTGACCTCGCCGGCTTCGAGCGCCTGCCCCTCGACCACCCGGGCGAAGTAGTCGATCGCGGCGGTCATGCGACGGAGCGGCCACACCATCGGCGGTTCGCCGGTCCGCCGGTCGGACGTCATCTCGACCTGGTCGTTCGTCCCGAGCTGGAGGCGGTAGCGCCCCACCCGCACCTGCTTGCCTTCGAGCAGGATGTCCTCGATGCGGGCGCGCGAAACCTTCTTGGTGGCCATGCGCGACTCCTCCGCTTCCTCGGCGGGCGCGTTCTCGCGCTCGTGTTGATCGACCAGTTGTTCGACCTGCTCGCCCAGCTCCGCGTCCTCCGGCTCATCCGTCTGGGCGCGACGACCGGACGCTCGCAGCTCCGCGTCTTCCTCGGCGAGCTTCTCGGCGTCGTCCGATTGACCCGCGACCCCCGGGTTGAACTCGGGCTCGCTTGGCTTATCGGCGCGTCGCCCCTTCACGATCTTGTCGGCGTCGACCGCGTCGTCGAGCGATTGGCCTTCTTCGGGAACGTCCGGGTGGAACGCCTGCTCGCCCGCATCCCCCGCATCCCCGGCCTGCCGGCCCTTCTTGTCCTTGTCCTTCTGGATCGACCACGCGACCGCGTACGGCTCCTTGATGTCGGGATCACGCTTCAGCTCGTGCATCGTCTCTTCGGAGACGCCGGGGGGTGTGACGGCCGTCCGGTTGATCTCCGCGAGCATGAACGCGCGGGCCCGCCGGCTCAACGGATCGGAACCGTCAAGCCCGTTGTTTCGGATCGTCCGGTCGTAGTCGGCCTGCGAGTGGATCGTGGCGGCGAGCGCGCGCAACCGCTTGACCGGGAGCTGGTGGAACCCGGCGGCCGGCAGCACCTCGTCGAACAGGACACGCGCCATGCTCTTGGGGTACTCGCCGGTCGCGCGCCGCCGCAGCTCCGCGAGGTCCGCGATCGTGAGCGCCCCCTCCTTGTCGATCGTCCAGATGCGATGGAGCGTGAGGGCGGCGCGACGAAGACCGTAGTCGCGCGGGTTCGCGCGCGCGGTCCTGACGGCCAATTGGGCCGCGTCCCACTTGGAAATGGCGGGCGTCGGATCGTTCGCGAGCGAGCGGTGGAGCTGCTCGGCGATCTTGCGCCGCACCACCTCGACGTGCGGGGTCTTGGGTCTGGTGGCAGCGTCGTGCGCGGCTCTCTCGCGCGCATCCAGCTCGCCTCGCGCCTGCCGGAGATACCGTTGTCCCAGCTCCGAGTTGATGAGCCGGTCGAACGACGTGGTTGCCCCGTAGATCCCGGCCAGATGTCTCGTCTTCACGCTCGGCCTCCGTCGACGCGCGCGCCGCACCACAGTAGGAATTGCGTACCGCGTACTACTGGCTTGCGCCCGTCGCCGGGGAGGTCCGGGTTGACCAGACTTCGTCCGGGTGATCGCCAGGAACATCCCAGAGTTTTACAGGCGCGTCAAGGTTCTACTTTTCCGCTCAGCCGACCGGACGGTCACGCAGACGTACCAGCGCCTCGAATAGACCGCGGAAACCGTCTTCCTCATGACCTGGCGACCCCTCGACCGCTTCACGGCCGACGGGCCACCGTTTCCCTGACGCGTAGCTCGCGAGCCATCGCCATACATCTCCCTCGCCCCCGTACATCTCGTCCCGGATGTGCCGGAGGCACCGGATGGCCGCCTGGACGTTGTGGACCCGGTTGAGCAGGTTGGGCTGACGGCCGGCGTCGTCCCGGATGCGCGCGCACACGCCGGTCGGCATGATCTGCAAGAGGCCGACCTCACCGCGGCCACCGCGCCGTTGACCCGACGCAACCGATTCGGCCCAATTGCTCTCGTGCCACGCGATCGCCGCGACCAGATAGCCATCCAGCTCGGCGGAGACGAGTGGGTCGTCCCGGAACGGCCGGACCGCCCGTTCGATCACGTCCGCGATCCGTACGACATGGTTGTGGTAGAGCGCCACGCTCCTGGGGCGGTTGTGGATCCAGGGCGACCGCTCCATCCCGAACGCCACGAGGGTCTCACGAAACTGCCGGGCGGCCCGGTCGTTCCGCTCCGACTCTTCGGCGTGGCGCCGCAAGAACGCTTGATCCTCGCGGACACGGTCGCGCGAGTTCGCCTCCATCTTGGCGCGCAGCTCCGCGCCGAAGTCCCGGACGACTGGTCGATCGCGCGGTGCAACATGGTTGTCGGCCGCCGCGTCCGTCCCGCACGCACAGCCGCTCGATAGCAACATGAACAACAAGAGCCATGAGTTGTGCATCATGGTCGGTTCCCGTAGCACGGCCACCAAGATGCTTGCAAGCTAGGCGGTGGCGGGCATACCGGTTCGCTTGACGGGTGCAACTTCGTCGCCCAGACACAGCCATCCTTCTCGCTGGGTTCTGGCGAACAGCTCCACGTATGGGCCGGGCGAGACCTTCTCGACGATCTGCCGGTAGAACACCTCGGGCTTGCTCGAATGGCGCTCGTATGGAGCGAAGAAAAGGGAACGGATCGATGCCGAGAGCCGCTCGGGCCGCCCCATCTGGCCGATCAAGCAAGTCTCATGGGATGCCCTCAACGTCCTCCCCATCCCGAAGTGGAGCTTGTCCTCATCACCCAGCTCTTCGGCGTCGAACACGGGACCGGGCCCCTTCGAGACCTTCGCCCAGACCACCTCGGTCTTGAGCGTGAATCCCCACGCCTTCATGACGTCGAGCGCTTCCTGCTGCATGGACGCGACCCGCCACAAGAACAGCCGGCAATCCGGTGCAAGATAGTGGCGGAGCGGGATCGCCCGACCGGTCTGCGGGTCCCGCTCGAACCCGTTCTCCGCATCATCGAGGAACCTGGCGATCTGGTCGACGGTCAGGACCCGGTAGTTCTTGGCGGCGCCTCGCGAGGCGCCAGGCAACTTGTCGCCGAAGAGGTCAAAGCCACGGCGGATCAGCGCAAAGCGTCTTGATCATGAGCGTGGACATTCGGCACCTCCTTTCTGTGACGGAGGAAAGCCTCCGCTAGCCGGTACATCCGAGAGTCAGGACCGTCGTTGTGAAAGAGGTTCATGATGTTGAGCACGAACCGGACATTTCGCTTGGTGTAGCCACCACGCGGGTTGATCCGGTCGCAGCTCAACGAATTCCATGCGAACCCACGGCCCTTCTCCCCCTTCACCTTGGCCCACTTCATCGGGAGCCCTGTAAGGGCGCAGCACCACTGTTGTGTTTCTAGCTTCTTCAGAACCCATTCCTTCGTCAGATCAAACGGCACGCTCCTGTCTGACGAGGGACGTATACGGTGATACCCACCGCGCAAAGCGGAATGCCGACATCTTCGGATGATCTCGGCTGCCGCTCCCCGCTTTGTCATTCGTCTGTACTGCTCAATCCCTTTCGATTCACACACGCGGCAGACATTGTTGATCCACTGCTCCGACTTATATTCACGGAAGCGGCTTCGACACCGAAATAGCTCGATCGCGAGCATCTTCCTGCACGTGCGACACCGTTTTTTCGTACGGTCCGCGTTGTAGCTACTGTAGTCAGCCACGATCCACCGTGTGACACGTATTGCACGGCGGATAGCGTTGTCAAGCGTTTTCCGTAAGCCGGTAACCGGGATCGTTTCCACCCCTTCGACCCTCGACCGTGAACCCGGCCTTCCGCAACTTCTTGATCAGCCCACCGACCGACGCGGCCGCGACACCCGCGCGCGCGGCCAGCTCGTCGCCCGACACGAACGAGTCGACGCAGTCGCGCAGGACCGACAACAAGGACGACTGACTGGGCGACAACGATTGCGACGGTTCGCTCCCGTTGGATGGGGCGGGTGACGGAGGGAGACCACCCCGCTTCACCGGGGTCGCCACACGACCATCATCAGGTTGGCGGAGCGTGGCAGCCTTCTTGGTCGGCTTCTTGGTCGCCCGCTTGGTCGGCTTCTTGGTCGATTCCGTCTTGGTCGGACGCCTGGCCGGCATGGCTGCCACGACCGGCTTGGCCGGCTGCTGAACGCGAGGCAACCACTCGCCCCACACACTCCTTAGCATCCGACCAAAATGGTTGGCCGCCATCTCCAGGACGAGATCGACCGCCTTGCCCACGACAGAGTAGTCCACAGCGCCTTCCTTTCGAGTTGCAGGGTTTCCCACAGCTCGACGCTACCGCCCGGCCTGCGGATGTCAAGAGATATTTGAGATTGGGGTGGACCCGTGTCCGTCCGGTCGGCCCGATTGCTCCACAGGCATTTCCCGGACTTCGTGTCGTCCACCACACGAGCACAGCTCGTTGGCCTCATCGACCGACAGGTCAGCGTCCTGCTGGGTGAGCGCATCTTCCCACGCGACACCATCCTGACAGTAGACGCCCCACCGCCTCATCGAAGAGCGCGTTTCCACGACCCTCGGAACTCGTCGCCGGCATCGCGGCGGCGACGACCGTGCTTCGACGCGCGCGCCGGTACACGCTCGGGAATGGGGTCGGGCGATGGAGTCACGGGCAACGTCGATCCGCCCTCGCGCGAGAGCTTCCGCTGCTGCCGGCATGTCCGGCATCGCTTGGGCGCCTTGTAGTCGGATCCGAACTTGTCGGACAGCCACTGCTGTTCGCCCTCCGTGAACACGAACGTGGTACCACAGTCCTGGCACTTGATGTCAATGTCGGGCACGCGAACCTCCAGAAAGTAGCCAACGATCGATCCGCCGGTCTTCCTGGCCGGACGTGTCGCACCTGTAGTTTCGGCAGACCTCCGGTCTGTCCTGGTAGATCGAGCAGTCGTTCTCGGCGGTCAGGTAGACGCACCGGCCGTACACCCGCCGAAGGTAGTGGGCGCCGCGCGAGTCCACATCCATCTCGTACGTGCCGGCCGCCACTTCCTCGTCGGTCAGGCCGGCCGCCAAGATCATGCAGCAGGGTGCCGGGCATGTCGTGCAATCGCGCTTGCCCGTCGCCTGGTTGATGACGGGAAGGCGGCGACGGACCGGCTGCCAGGTGGGCGGCGGAACGGATGGCGGATGGGCGGGTGCTGGCGCTGGTGCGGCGACCGCCTGGAGGGCGGGCACGAGACTGAGGTGGGATCTGCCACGTCCACGCCACGGACGACGGACGACCTCGGGGGCCCGGCTGGCCAGCCGATCGAGCTGGTCGGCCGTCAGGAAGGCGGACAGGTCCACGCCCCCGAGGATCGAGAACTTGCCAAGTTGGATGCCGGGTCGACGCATGCGGTACTACAGAATCAGGTCGATCCCATCGGAAGCGAATCGAGCGCCTTGGCGGTCGCGATGTGCGCGTTGAAGTCGGCCTTGATCTCGTTGGCGAGCGCGATGCTGGTCGCCAGATCGGTCGCGTCGACCGCCGCGACCGTGTTGGTCGCGTCGTTGACGATGTGGACGCCCGCCTCGGCCAGGTGGGTGTTCCACCGGGCCTTCTCCATGTTGAGCAGCGTGTTGGCGGTCGCCTGATCGGTCGCGACCGCGGCCGTCACGGTCGCGGCGCTGGCGGCCCGGTGGGCACCGACGTCACCGGTCGACGCCAGGTGGGCGATCAGCTTGCCGCGCAGCGAGTTGGCCAGCACGATGACGGCCGGCAGGGCGGCGGCGTCCGCGTTCGCCTCGGCCGTGATGCTGGCCGGGTTGGCCTTGTGGTACGGGGTCGTCGCTTCGGTGCCGCCGCCCGACACCGCCGACACGAACGCCTGGACGACGTCGTTGCGCAGCTTGTTGAACTGGCTGGACGGCGACAGGATGTCGGTCGCCTGCTCGACGACATCGACCCGAACGGCACCGCTGGTCCTGAGCGACCGAAGCGCCACGTTGTTGTTGACCTCATCGAGCGTCGCGATCGTGCCGACGTCCACGGTCTCGCCGGGGCTGAGCAGCTCGCGGACGCTTCGACCCCCGGGGCCAGGGCCCGCCTCGAACGTGATGTCCAGGCTGAGCGGAGTGTTGAGAAGATTCTGGATGTTGATCTGCACGGGCCTCTCCTTGTTGAGGTAGGTGCCGAGCAGTCTAACGTGAGGCAGGACGGAATTTTAGAAGCGGCGGATCGACCACCAAACTACCACGAGCCCCACCCTTGTGTGCCGCGGTGCTGCGGCATCTCATCGTAGCGTTCGGCCGCGACACGCAAGCGCGCGGTCCGGCGCAAACGACGGCGATGTAGACGTCGCCATTCGGCCGTTTCCCGGCCCAACGGGCCACGGTGCTGTGCGTAACGATTCAAATCTGTGGGTAGTTTAGCAGATGGGACGGCTAGCCGGTGATCTTGACCGCCTTGACGCGCCCGTTCTCGACGATCATCTCGAACGACTTGCGCGCGGTCGCCTGCTTGTCGGGGCCGGTGTACCGCCCGGTGAACTTGCCCTCGATGATGCGGCGGTTCTGTTCGCGGGTCGACGACGTCACCTCGATGGTCTTGGGGTCGACGAAGTAGCGGCCTTCGGCGCCCCCCTGCTTCATGATGCCCCCGACGTGCGCGGTCAGCGCGTCCGCCAGGCTGGCGCGCAGGTCCTTCGGGCGCGGCGCGGCGGGCGCGGCGGTCCTGGGGGCGGGGGCAGGCGTGCGCGCCGGAGCGGTCGCGCCACGACCGATCTTCCGATCGATCACGTCCGCCTTGACGCGACGGCGCACCTCCTTGATGAGGTCCTCGCCGTAGTCGCCCCAGTAGGCCCGGTAGTAGCTCTTGCCCATCTCGTCGAGCGCGCGCTTCCGGAGCTTCGGGTTCCAGTCGGCCGCGGCGGCCGCGCGACCCGCGAGCGCGGAGGCGGTCGGGACCGGCACCGCCCCCTTGGCCAGCGCGATCCGAACGCCGATCGACAACCAGCGACGAGCCAGCCGGATCTTCTCGGCGGCCTTGTGGTACCGGGCATCGATCTGGCCCCACGAGAGCGCCGCGCTGGCCATCTGGATGATGCCGGCCCGGTTGAGCCCACCCTTCCGCGCGGTCGTGAACGCGTGCGCGTCCAGCACCGCGACCACCGCCTTGCGAGGCACCAGCATCTTGCCGCCGAACGGATCCTGCACGGCCAGCCGTTCGGTCCCCGCCTTCACGACCTTGACGACGCCGGTCCGCAGCCCCTTGGACGCCATCCAGATGTTGCCGATGTCGACCACGTCCCCGACGGCCGCCAACGCGGCCGACTTGGTCGGGGTCTTCTGCTTGCCGGCCGGCGTGGCGGGCTCGGCGCGATCGGTGACCGCGCGAGGCAGATCGCTCTTGACGAGCTGGCGGCCGTACTCCTTGAAATACGACTCCCAGTAGTCCCGGGCCTTCTCGTCGACCGCCTGCTTGCTGACCGACGCCTGCCTGGCAATCGACTGGGCGGCGGCAGGGCCGTCGGGTGCGACGTCTCGCTGGAGCACCCGGGTGGTCGCGCCGCTGTCCAGCAGGACGTCGAAGTGGGTGGCGGTACGGGCCAACAGCTTGCCCTTCTCGACCGCCCGCTTGCCGATCCGCACCAGCACCTTGGTGCCCCGCTTGAAGCCGGCGAGCCGCCGGTCCTCCTGGGTCTCGACGACATCGCGCAGCCCCGCCGTCATGGCGGGCGGCTGGGTGACGGCGGGCGCCTGTGCCGCGGGGACTGCCTGCGCGGTCGTCGCGCCGCACCCGCACTCACACGGGCACCCCTCGACACAGACACACGTGCCGGTCGCGGCGCACCCGCAGTCGCACTGGCACGCACCGCCACACGAACACGCCTGCGCGGTCATGGGGGCGGCGGGCATCTCGGCGGGCATCTGGGCTTCCGGTTCCATCGGCTCCCCTACCCCATCGTCCTGAGCGACCGGCGCCATCGGAGGAGCCATCTGGGCACGGTAGCGCGCCCCGCGACTCGCCGCCTTCTGCAACCTGGCCGACAGGCTCGTGGGACCGTCGGGACTGTCGGGCGCATGCGCATCGAGCGCTTCACCTTCGCCTTCGTCGAGCCGCTCGTCCTGCGCGCGGATCAGATCGAACCCGCCGCCCGGCCGCGCCTTCATCTCCCAGACGCGATGGGCCCGGCGGTCCAGGACCTTCCCGTCCTCGCGCTTGTAGAAGTCGCGCGCGACCTCCTCGACGCTGGCGTACCGCAGAGCGGTGGGCTGGAGGGCCGCGTCGGTTGCGGTCTCTCGCTTGCGCTGGCGCGCGGCCGCCTCAGCGATCCGTGCGAACCCGTCTTCCGTGAGGCCGAGCTTCTGCGACATGGTCGTCATCCTTCCTGATGTGCTCTTCGATCTGCTTGACCAACTTGGCGAGGATCGGATCGATCGCGTCGACCGACATCCGCTTGAGCAACCGGACCGCGCCGTTGATGGCGGTGCGGTGAAGCGGGTTGTCGTAGACCTCGCGATTCACAGGGAGGCACGATAGCGCAGATTGGAACGGAATTTTAGAAGTCGTTAAGATTCAACCGGGCCGCGGGACCGGTAGCTCGGCCGGGCACCCGGGGCATCGATGGACCCAGCCGGACCGATCGAGCTGCTCGACGTCCCGGACGCTGACGTGTCCACAGACCCGGTGCGTGATGATGAGGGTCCGCGTAGCTCGGTTCCCACTCGACCGCCAGGACGTCGGTCTCGATCTTGCGGCTGCCCCACCGGACCGGTTCGACGGGCCCGACCGGCGCGGGCGCGGGCGTGAACGACCAGCGATCGCGCGCCCCCATTGTCAACCTTTGGTGCCCGTAAGGTTGACAATCGGCGACCGTAAGGTTGACAGTTCAGTCGACCGACTCACAGCACTCCTCGGGCAGGAACGGGAGCCCGACGACCAAATTGTCGAACAATCGCTTGAGTTTGAGGAACTGCTCGACGGTCAGCCGTTCGGTCGCCACGTCCCAGCCCAACACCTCGGTCTCGGTCCACGGGCTTCCGTAGACCGCCGCCACCTCAACGTGCGGTTCCTTGGTCTCGACCCACACGACCTCGCCGATGAAGTGGCGGGTCCACGAATCCGGCCGGTGCGACCGGACGATCCGCATGCGGCGCATCATTCATCCTCCTGGTCGTCGAGTCGATCGAGATGCGAACCGTCGATTACGACAAGCCTACGGGTCCACCGGGCCGACTTGGGGAACCGGTCGGTGAGGGCCAGCTCGGTCAGCTCTTCGCGTGGTCGATCCACCAGGATGAGGGCGTCGCCGCGGATCGGGCACGAGCACACCCCCTTCGATCGGAACTTGTCGACCACGTAGTATTTCGGACGCCCGCCCCGCCGAACCGCCGACACGTCCACGATGGAGCACGCGTGCGCCGCGCAGATGTACTTCCGCTTCCAGTCGGGCCAGTCCATCTCGAAGAAGAACCGGAGCCAGTCGTGGAGCGTGTGGTACGAGACCCCCAGGTTCGCCTCGAACCTGGCGAGCACGTCGCGCCCCTCCGCGTTCGAGAACCAGTCGAACGCTTCGCGGCCCGCCTGCACGATGATGTCGGTGATGTCGTGCTTGCGCTCCGCCTGGAGCTGGAGGGCGCGCAATCGACCGCCGAACCGCTCACGACACGCCGGACAGAACTTGTTCTTCCAGGTCTTGAGAGCTTCGAGCGAGCTGGCCCGCACGATGAATCGGGTGGTGCAAGCGGGTGTCAGGCACTTAGCCGCGAATTCCTGGGTCCGGCGAGCCCGTCGGCACGACCGGCAGTACGCGTTGTTCCGCCCGATCGGGGGCTCTCGACACCCCTCCGTCCTACAACCGACCGGCTCGACCGCCTCACCCGCCATCGACCGCCGTGTTGGCCAACGCCCGGTTCGACTCGGTCGTGACCCGCTCGATCGTGAGGTTTTCGACCGCCCAATCGAGCGCGGCATCGACGCCGCCATCTGGTTCGACGACCCCGACCCGCCGGCCAAACTCGCGGAGCAGCACGGTCTCGTGGAACATGCGGGAGACTTCACTGGCAAGAGTCGCGTCGTTCCCGATGAACCCGTTCGCCCGCAACTGCTCGATGTGGCGGGCCGCCCAGTAGTCCGGGAACGGCTCGAACCGGATGTCGGTCGCGCTCGACATCATCGCGTCAACGATCGCCTGCTTGATCGCATCTCGTTCGAGGCGCCGCTCGTTCGCTTCGGCGATGCGGCGCAGCCGGGTGTGCCACACCTTGACCGACGGGTAGCCGTACCGCTTCGCCACCTGCTCGGGATCCGCGAGAACGGCTTCGTGGACCTGGTCGATGTGGATGTGGAGGTCGGTCTTGAGCCCATCGATCTCGACCGTCAGGACCTTTCGGTCCTTCGACTTCACCCCGACCAACTGGTCGGCGTACTGCGTGCTGGCCGCCCACTCGTCCGCCGTGGTGAACAGGACGGCGTTGCGGCCGCACCCCTGCTCCCACCGGCGTCCCTCTCGCACCGCCGTGATGTTGGCGCACAGGACCGCGTCCCCCTGTTCCAGTTCGCCGGCCCGCTTGGGTCCGAGGACTGGCACGCGCACAAGCGCGGCGATCCGGACATCGACGAGCGCGTCGATCTTCGCGTCCGTCCTGATCGCCACGACGGGCGCGACCCCATTGGGATCGAACCCGTCGGGAACGCCCAGCGCCTCGGGGTAGAGGAAGTAGCCGGCGGTCACGCGATAGTGGTGGTCGGTCGCTTCGCCGCCCTCCTGCTCCGCCGCCGTGGCGGCCGCCTGGACGCTGACGTCGAAAAAGTAGAGGGCGATGCGACCCTCGTGCTGTTCGGCCACCACTCGCTTGAGCAGCCCGTTGAGCACGTCCTCGTACAGCACCATCTTGCCGCCCACCACCATCTCGGCCACGCTGGCGGGCAGCTTGCCGCGCCGGAACCGCCGGAGCGCCTGGACCGCCGCGTTCCTCCGGTTGGCCGGGATGTCGCCACCGCCATTGGCGATCTGCACGATCGTCTGGTGGATCGCGACCCGGTTGGCCCAGTAGAACGCGTGGAACCGGGCGTTCAACACATCCTTCGCGACCTTGATGGTCATGGCGTAGGGCACCGCCTTCGGGCGCGCACAGCAGTCGAGCAGGGCGAGGTCGGCGCCCCAATCTACGGCATGGCTTGGCGCATGATCGGCATGGTCGTGGTCGTGGTCATCATCGTGACCGTCTCCTTCGTCAGGCTCGTCAACGTCTCCATCATGGTCAGGTAGGTCACCCGACCCTTCATCTGGATCGACCAGACCGGCCCCGTCTTCGCCCCCATCACCCACAGGCTCGACGCCAGGTTCTCGTGGTCCAGCATCGCGTACCACGGGCGCAACTTCCTGGTGAACAGGAGGAGCGGGTGCTTCCCGTCCGGCGTCTCCTGCACCGTTTGATCCCACCACTTCGCGATCTGGCATTTGTCAGGGCTCCTCAGCAGTTGTTCCAGCGCCCACCCCTCCTCGCTCTTGACCTCGACGCAGAAGGGGAAGTCGCTCGCGGTCGTGACGATGTCGCCCGCCGCATTGAAGTCGTCTCGGACCTGCTTGCTTCTACCCCATCCGCCGGACGATGGGGTCCTCATCCATTCGCCCGAGCCCCACCAGTCCCTGAGCAGCTTGGCGACCTCCCGCTCGTTCAAGTTGCCTTTCCTCTTGGACTTCTTGCCAGCCATCACCCGCTTGGGATCTTTAGCCCGCGGAGTCAATTTAGCCCGGCGGCTAAGCCGGCCTCCCGATCTGTCCATCCCGCACGAACGTCTGGAGCAAGGCGGCGCGGTCGTGCAGGATGACGGGCGGGCTGATCCGGCGGGTGTCGTAGTAGACCACCGCCTTCTTCGTCATCTGGGTCTCGTAGATGTCGAGCGCCTGCTCGACCGCGAGCGCGTGGATCGGTCGCCCGTACCGCGCCTGAATCGCCCGGGCGTCTCCGAACAGGTCGAGGCCCGTCTGCTTCTTGCAGTCGGACGCGTGGCTCCCGTCCGTCCTGCCGCACGTACAGCGAGCGGACGGATCGAGAAAGGCGACGCGAATGGGCTTGAGGTTCATCAGGTTACCCCTCGATCACAGTGGTGTCGTCGTCCCGCTTGGTCGCGGTCCAGACCTCGTCGGCGGTCAAGAGGGACGACAACGCCTGGTCATGCCCGACCAGCACGATTGTGTCAACCGTTTCCCGGACCCGCTCGACCAGCCGGACGACCCCCTCGATCGATCGCTCGTCGAGAAAGGTGGCCGCCTCGTCGAGCAACAACACGTTGGTGCCGCCCCCCTGGCTGGCCGCCAACTCCCAGAACGAGCAGATGAGCGCGAGCACGATGCGCTCCCGCTCGCCCCCCGAGTACAGGCGGATTGGCACCCCGGTCTTGCGCCCCTCCTCCACCGTCATCTCGAACTTGAAGATGTAGTCGTCGGCGGTCAGGTCGGCCGCCTTCTTCTTGACCGCCTCCTTCTTGAGGCGGAACGGGTTGATCATCACGTGTGTGGTGCCGCCGGTCAGCACGTCGAGCGAACGGGCGAGCGCGTCGTTCAGGAACGCGGAGCCGGTCGCGAACTTCATCTGCTTGACGCGCGGGAAGTTGCGGACTAGCCAGCCCCACTCCTGCGCCTCCAGGTTGACGGCGGCGAGTCGGCGCTCCTGCTCCGCGCGCGCCGCCGTGATGCGGGCGCGGTCGGCGACCCGCTGGTCGTGCAGCATGATGGCGGCGTTCGCGTTGGCCGCCTCGATCTCCCACGCGCGCCTGTCGTCCAGCAGCTTCTTGCGCGCCCCTTCCAGCTCGGCGGTCTTGACGGACGCGGCTGCACCATCATGCTGCCGGATGGTCGCGAGAGTGGCGGCCTTCTCGCCCTCCAGCCCGAGCACCACGGCCATCATGGCCTTGACGGTCGTGTCGATCGCGGTCACCTGGCCCGCCACCTCCACATCGATCTCCGCGGTCCTGGTGGCGCGCGCCTGCTCGATGGACGCGACTTCGCCCGCTACCGTCCGGTCGGCCACATCGATGGCGTCGAGCGCCGCCTTCACGACGGCGGCCTGCTCGTCCTTGTGGTGCGCGAGAGTCTGGGCATCCAACACGCTCCCACACGACGGACACTTGCCCGCACCCGCCAGCATGCTGGTCAACCGCCGATTCTCCAACGCGGCGGTCGCGTGGGCGGCGGCGAGCTGGCGGCGCGCCTCGTCGAGCGATGGTGAGGTGGTCGGGATGGACGCGACCTTCGCGCGCGCTTCATGCTTGGCCCGATCGACATCGGCCTGGACGCGCTGCACCTCCAGCGTCTTCGCGTGGATCTGCTGGACGATCGCGGCCTGTTGGGCTTGCGCTTGCGCGAGCGCGGCGGCGTTCGCGTCCGCCATCGTCCTGCTGGCCGCGATCTGGTTGTCGACGTCCGCAAGACCCACGTCGAACTGGGCGATCTGGTCGTTCGCGTGGGCGACGCGCGTGCGGACCGCCCCAACATCCCCGAGGACGATCCCACCCTCCTGGACCTGTAGGGTCGCGACGGCTGATTGGAGCGATTCAACCTGCCGGCGACAACCGGTCAACCGTTCCTTCGCCTTCAGCTCGGCGTCGTCGTAGCAGGCGAGCCGCATCAACTTGGTGAGGATGTCCTCCCGGTCCGCATCCTTCCCCCGGATGAATGCGAGCGCATGGTCCTGCGCGACGTAGCACGCGTTACAGAACATCCCGTAATCAATGCCCGCCACCTCGACGACCCGACGCCACGTGTCTGCCATGCGGGCGAACCGGAGATCCTGGCCGTCCGGCCCCTTCTGGATCCAGCGGCTCCCGTCCCACCACTCGAAGTAGACGGTGGTGCCCGAGTAGCCGCCCGCCCCCTCCTCCTGAGCGCTCGGGCCCGTCAAGAGCGACGGGCCTTTCCAGTTGCGCAGGTAAGCGACCCGATAGTAGTGGCCGGCCTGCTCGAATTCGACCACTCCGAACGCTTGCCCAAGCGTCTTGTTGACCACGTCGTTCTCGGTCACGTCGGCGGCGCCGTCCCGCTTGGGCGAGTTGCCGAACAGGATCTCGCAGGTGGCGTCGAACAGGCTCGACTTCCCCGAACCAACGGGGCCACGGAGCAACACGATGCCCCGGTCGGCCAGCTCGATCGGAGCGTGCTGGCCGTACGCGAAGAAGCCGGTCGGGTTGACGCGCAGGAGCCTCATTCGTCGTCAGGCTCCTTTTCGTCATCACCATCAGGTTCCTTTTCGTCGTCACGGTCAGATCCAAGATCCTTTCGGATCTCAGAGAGAACCTTTTGCATGGTGACCCTCTTGGACTCTTTCAATCCGAGGAGCTTCTCGGTTGGTCGCTCGACCTCTTCCTCGATGCCCTCCAGCGCATCAAGATCATCCAAAGCAGCTCGAAGCTGCTCGCTAGACGCGTCGGATGCCGCACCAATGATCGCCAGGATCGCCTCGACCTTCCCCATCACATCTATGCCCTTCGGTGACATCTGCTTGAGTGCAACGGCAAATGCAGCTCGTCTGTGTCTCGCCGATCCGAGATGCGAGCCTCCTGAAGGAGACGGGACAGCCGTTTCATCCAGTCGGGGTTCGCGTCCTTCTCGGCCTTGACGATCGCGCGAGTTTCGTCGCGCGTCTTCTCCACTAGAGAAGGCAACAGCTTGGTCTGCTTAGCCGGCGGCAACTTGGCCAGTTCGTCGGCCTGCGACATCGTGATCTTCTTGTCGACCGCCGCCCGCCTGACATCGGGCGCGAGCCGCTCGACCCGCGCAAGCCCCCTCCGGATCGTCTCGTCCGTCACGCCGAACCGGTGGGCCGCTTCCTGGATCAAACCACGCGGCGTGGTTTTGATTTTCTCTTGCGCTTCCGATGACTTGCGATCTCCGCCTCGCCCAAGTCGCGGATGTTTCAGCTCATGCAGCTCCTTCCAGCGAGCCAACCCGACCATCCATTCGTCGGTGTCGAGCTGGTAGCGGCGCAGGTTTTCTTCGAGGCCGATCAGTTCACCATCGACATCATCGACCGACAAGATGACGACCGGCAGTTTCGTTAGACCAGCCCGTTTGGCCGCGCGCCAGCGATGCTCACCAGCCAACAACTCATATCCGCCATCATCACGTTCCCGGACGATCGCCGGTTGGATCACGCCGAACTCCGCGATGCTCCCAGCCAGTTCGGCAATACGAGCGTCCAGGATCTCTCGTTTCCACTTGAGCTTTGAGATTCTGATCGTACTTGGGTCGACCTGGGCCATCTTCACGTTCGATCTCCAATCAAGGGAACATCAAAGTCGGATCGCCTCAAACACGAACGCGACCCACAGCCCGAGCACAGGAACCTGGCTCGACTCTCGCACGCACCAGGATGCTGATGCTCAGCGATGTCCCGGTCGGCGCAGCCCTTCGAGCAGAACAGGTAGTGGGGGGTGGCATGCACGTTGGTCCAGCGCCGCTCGGGATCGTCCGGCAGCGGCTTTCCACACCGCAAGCAGACCTGATCCGATTGGATCGGCGGCAGACCGGCCGCCTGCGTGATCGACTCGATCGCGACCGGCATCTCGATGAGCTGAATGTTGGCGTTATCGAGCACCAGGTTGAACGCGTCGTCCGGGATCGATCTGAACTCCGCCTCGGACGGGTGCGGGTCGGTCGACTGGGCAAGCCCGCGAGTCAGCTTGACACAGAAGGCGCCTTGATCACGGCTCCGGTCCAGCTCGTTACGGAACCGCCCATCCGTCACGACGACCCGCTCGACGTCGCCCGCGCGAACGCGCGAGAAGCACGCATCGACCCAGACGTGCGGGTAGAGCCGCCGACCCCACTCGGTCCCGAGCGTCTGGAGCGCGATGCGCGCGTTCAGGAAAACCGGTAGATGCGCACCACAACCCAAGCACCGGACGCCGCGCGGAAGAGTTGGATCCTTCTCCACCAACGTTTCGCTGAAGCCCTGCTTGCCTGGACAGAACGGACAACCGGTCATCGGGTACGCGGGCTCTTGCCGCTCTCGGTTCTCGCTCGTCCCGTACAGATCAGCATCCGTGAAGTCTGGGAACGCGAGCTTGGCCATCTGCTTGAGGGGCGCGGCGAACGCGTCCTTCGCGAAGCCGTACCGATCGCGCAGCAGGTCACCAACCGTGTCCTTCCCCGATCCCTTGACTCCGAACAGCACGATCACGGCGGTCATCGATTCCTCCTGGCGAACGTGGCGACATGCTGGTCGTTCGCGGA